GCAAAGGAAAGGTGAATGTCTGAAACAATCAAAGAGTTTTTCACTTTGGAAGAATGGGACTTGATTCAATCTTTGGTTCATAATAACCGAGAGTTCTGTGAAGATACAGAGTTTGACCCTCTTTCTGATTATGATAATATAACCAATAAGATTTACAAGTTGTTTTCTGTTGAATCCTGAACAATTTCTACCAACCCAACTAACTGAAACTCAAATGAACTTCAAAGACCGTGATTCCGTCATTGATTCTTATGCTCAATACATTCTGGATAGTCTAGATATGGACGCAGTATTGAACATTGCTTATGATACTCTTGTGGGAAATCTCACCGACTATACTAACGAAGAACTGGCAACAGAGATTGTTGAAAGTTATGGTGAAGAATGGTTTGAAGACCATAACGTAGAAGTGAATGAGACAGTATAGTGATGTGCCAGTTGTAGGGGTGGCATACTACACTCCCAAACGACCCTAGGACCTGCTATAATAAGAAGGCAAACAAACAAAGACAAATGACTTCCACCATCACCAAAACTCTTACTTTTGATGAAGAAACTGATTTGCTTGCGATGGCATACACTGCCGTTGGTTATATGAAACTCTATGCCGAACAATCTACCGATAACAAAGATCATTGGATGATGCGAGCAGAACAGTTTGAACGAGTTGCGAATAAATTGAATAGGGAAATGCGTCAAAATATGGAGGCAAACTGATGATTTCTAACGGACTTCAAAATCAACTTCAAGACCTTACTCAATCTTCTAATCTTACTTCTGATGTTGAGAGTATGATTCTCAAACTTATGGAGAGATCTTATAGTGAAGGATTTAGTGATGGTCTTGAAGAAGGAAGATATCAAGAAGGTTATGAGAATTATGTTAGTTATCTTGGAGATTAAAAATGACTGATTTGGAAAAAGTTCTATTGCTGGAAGAAATCTTGACTGAAAAGCAAATGTCTTCCTTGCGGGATATGTTGTCCCAATACAAAGAGTTTTGGGAAGAACATTATCGGTATCCTGATCCTGATACTTTGTTCACGGAAACACAACGAGAACTCTTCACCATTTTTGACATTGTATGACACAAACTAACATCCTTGTTGAGATTTCAGAAACTTTAGAACAGGTGCAACTCATTAATCCAGAATTGTATGGGGAATGGTATAGCAAATTATATCCTCCCTATGGTGATAATGAAAACTGGAATGTGAACACACTCAAAGAACTCAAACAAATCAAACAAGAACGGGAGGCACTATGAACCGCACACTTCAACAACTGAAAGAATCAGTAGAACGTCTAATTGAGCAACAAGGAGCAGACGCACCTTGTGCTGCTTTCATCTTCACCAAGGAAGATGTATATGATATGGATGATGATGGTAATAATCTCTATTTTAGTGAGGAAATCACTAACGAAGTTCTCAACGATTTGGATGAAAGTGATTACATTTTGAATAGAGCATTTGACTGTATTAACGATTACATCCAGGAGCACACAAAATGACTCAAATCTCTTTGACATCTGGGGAGTTGTTTGATATTATTGAAGTTCTTAGTATTCACGAAGAAGAATTACATAAGGATGGAAACTATCAAACCTCTGCTTATTATCTCAATATCATTCAACAATTTGAACTTATTTGTGATAAGTTGAAAGAACGTCCTGGGGAAGATAGAGTAGCAAACTTGGTGCTTGCTGCTTGACCCTATGTGCCAGTTGTAGCACTGGCACAGTAAACGGGCACAGGTCCTAGGACCTGCTATAATAAGAGAACACAAGCAAAGGAACGGACTTGATGACGACCGCACAAAAGTTGGAAAAAGCATTTCTTTTGAATGTTTTTGCTTTGGTGAATGAAGTTCAAGGTAAGCACAAACTTCCTTCGCAGATTCATTCTAAGCAACGTTCTGTTTGGGTGAAGCAAAATCACAATCCCAAGCAAAAGAAAGATGCTCTTTCTCGTGTTTGAACTTAACTAACTCATTTCTTCTTCTATTATGTCTTCTTCTTCCTCTTCTTCTTCCGGCATTAGTTTCACTGGTGCTCTGACTGTATTGTTTATCGGTCTAAAACTCACTGGTCAAATTACTTGGCCTTGGATATGGGTATTGTCTCCCATCTGGATTAGTGCTCTGATTGTGATTGTTATCCTTACCATTCTTCTCATTGCTGCTATTATTGCTGGTCTCTTCAAATGAACTTCTCTGATTTACAATTTCAACCCCATCCTATTGGTAATGGTGTTCAGGCAAAACACTTCTTTGATAATGGTTATGGCATCAGTGTTGTAAGGTTTAAGTATTCTTATGGTTATGAAGAAGGTCTCTATGAGAGTGCCATTCTCAAAGGAACCGAAGAAGATTGGCACATCTGCTATGATACTGTAATTGCTGATGATGTTCTAGGTTATCAAACCGAAGAAGAAGTTGAAGTTCTATTATACGAAATTGAGAATCTCTGAATGAATCCTTTTCTCGATGAAATTCAAATTGAAGAAAACACAATCAATCAAATCTTTGAAGATTTGGAGTATGCTATTCATTGGGAATCAATTTATGAAACTAATGAAGAAGATTGGCAAGGTGTAGAATCTAGTGTTAGTCTTATGCGTCCCACATAGTCAATGTGCCAGTTGTAGGAGTGGCACACTAAACGGGCACAGGTCCTAGGACCTGCTATAATAAGAGGACACAAGCAAAGGAAACTAAGGAGTTCTGATTATGAGTATGAGTGATTTGCTATTGATTGCTTTTCCTTATGTTTATATTGATGAAAGTTCTTTGGGTGGAAGTACCTCTAAGTTCATCAAAATCTCATTGGATTCTAGAAAAGATTGGAGCAACGGAATATATCACAATTCTCGATATGCTATATTTTGTATTCGTGATGAAAAGATCGAACTTATATCCAAGCATTTCAATATGCCAAAGTTCCGAAAGTGTAAGGTAAAGAGTGATGCTGATATTATCAGCAAACTCATTAAGTATAATTCTCTTTGTAATTCCTGAGACTATGAAACTTCAATCGCAAGACAATACTTCGGTGGTTGATTTTTATCCCATCAAATCTTTCACTGGTAATGTATCCAAAGAGTGGTTTCTTAAAATTATCACATTTCAAGGAAAGACATTATCCAAGGTGATGCTCAACCGAATTGAAATGTATCTTGAAGTTCAAGTTTATTTGAATAATGATTCAATCCCCTTTGAAGTTGTAGATTTCAATACAATTCCTCAATTTGTGGAAGATCATTTTGCTGAACCATTTTCTGCCTGAATCATTATGGAAGTCTATGCTGTGATTGGTGGTTATTATTTTGGTGGGGAAGATTTTGAAACACTGGAACTCTTTGATTGTAAATCAACTTCGGAAGCATATGCCCATAAATTGGTAGAAGAAGATGGATGTGATTATTTTAGAATGGACATCAGAGAAGTTAATATGGAATCGGCAATCGAAGGTGTAAAATGACTTTTGACTATGATTATTTTATGCACCGTGCAAATAGTGCATATCTACTTCATTCGGAGAATCTACGTTATGGTCAGTTTCTGATGAATTATCTCACTGAAAATCATCCAGATATTGTTGTTCCTGATGAAGCAGATTGCTTTTATGATAATAATAAAACTCCAAATTTCCTAAGTTTCATATCTTCACTATAAATTTGAGCCAGTTTGAATCGTCAAGCATCAGGTTCTACTCAACGTGCTCTGTGTGGTGTATAGTTTAACCTGTCTTACACGAGTCCAATGATACGGTGTGCCAGTAATTCTTCTGGCACACTATATCCCCAAACCCCTCCAATCCGTGCTATGATTGCGGAGTAATCAAGACAAAACGATGAAGTTTCAAGTTACTGAAATTGAATTTGATTTCACTGATGATTCTGGTGAGGATCTGGAACTATCAGTCCAAGAAGAATTGGAAATAACTGATGAAACTATCGGTCAAATCTGGGATGCTGATGATGCTGATGATTTAGTAGAAGAAATAACCAGTGCTACTGGTTGGTGTATTAAATCTATTGATTATCGCATCATTCTTTCCTAGTCCTACAATCTCACATTACAAACAAATGACTTATTCTGAAAAGTACCAGCAACTCGAATCCCAAATTGAAGAACTTCAAAAGGAAGTTGAACGTCTGAAACAAGAAGAAGCAAGTAATAAACTTCCTCGTGGATTTAAGATTGATGTTGTCAAAAAAATCCTTGATGATGGTGATACCAATTACCTTGATGATGCCTTTGAATGGGCCGATACGAAACAAGGATTTACTTATTGGAATGACATCTATAGTGACCTTGGAATACTTCGCAAGAAAGATATTATTCAACTTCAAAAATGGGTGATTATGTATCTCGAACAAAATCAAAAGTAAATCATAATTCTTACTCATTCAAACACACATTACAAACAACTTTATGAACTCTGACAAGCAACGCAATTCTCAAATTGAAGTTTCGGTTGATTATATGAACGATCAAGTTCTTCATCTTATCAACAATAATCAAGCAGAAAATGCGAAAGCAATTTTGATGGAATGGGAAGAATTGATGACACACGAGGATGGTGATGATTCAGTTACAGTCATTTGGATGAAGAATCTAGCAGGGTCTTACTGAGTCCAATGATGCGATGTGCCAGTAATTCTTCTGGCACATTATACTCCCAAACGACCCTGAGACCTGCTATAATAAGGGGACACAAGCAAAGGAAACCAAGTGAAGTTCACTAAGGCACAATCTGTGATTCTTGAAGAAATCGGAAATACAAATTGTGTTCTAAATCATTCACAACGGATGCGAGCAATTCAACCTATGCTTGATTCCAACATTATCAAACGCACAGTGATTTATGGTCCTGAGGGTTGGGGCATTGGTTATCACTGGGAATTAGTTTAGTTCATTTCTCAATCAACAAACAACAAAATGGCAAAGTACGAACAACTTGAATCAAAAATTCAAGAACTTCAAAAGGAAGTTGAAAGACTGAAACAAGAAGAAGCAAGCAATAAACTTCCTCGTGGATTTAAGATTGATATTGTCAAAAAAATAATTGATACTGGTCATATTAATATCCTTGGATGTGCCTTTGATTGGGAATATACTCCACAAGGTTATAGATATTGGTATAACATCTATTGTGCGAATGAACCACTAACTGATAAGGCCATGATTCAACTTCAAAAATGGGTGATCACATATCTGGAACTAATTAAAAGTACAACCTACTACACTCAACAACCAACAAAATGAAAAAGTACGAACAACTCGAATCTCAAATTGAAGAACTTCAAAAAGAAGTTGAAAGACTGAAACAAGAAGAGGCAGAACAAGTTGATCTCAGCACTTGTGTTATTGGACAATTAGTTCAACTTCGCAATGGTGATTTTGAGTATTACGAATTTAAAGATGGGGCAGGTTTTTATGTTATTAGTGGTGGTGATGCTTATGATGTAGTGAAAGTCTTTCCTGCGGAGATTCCAGTTCCAATGGGATTTAATCCTACATATGCCAAGAAAGTTCTAAAAGGAGATGTTTCTGCTCTTGAAAGTTCATTTAATTTTGCCGACACTCCACAAGGAGATAAGTATTGGAGAGATATTTACGAAGGTAGAACCAATCTTTTTCTTGGTGATGTGATTCTCATTCAGAAGTGGATCATTCAATCACCCTGAAACAGTTTCTATACCCATCAGGGATGCTGATAGGTAGAAGAACCGTAGACCCCTTGACAAACCCCTCAATCCGTGCTATGATAAGGGGACAGTCAAACAAAGGAAAATGAGTGAGTTTCAAAAAATCATTCAAGAAGCAAACTCTCAATCAAAATCAAAGAACCAATTTATTCAAGAACTTTTGAAAGATAAAGAGTTCTGTTCATTGATGATTGAATCTTGTTTGATTGGATTTGTAGATGGTGTGGTAGAAGCTATATTTCCTGATAAAGATAATTAATCTCACTCTCACTCATTCATTCAAAAAACCAAATGACTAACGAACAGATACTTGAACTTGCTAAAATCTGTGGATTTGGTGACTTCGCAGGTAAAGAAGAACAACTCTTGAAGTTTGCCCAAGCAATCTACGATGAAGGTGTAGAAGATGAGGCAAAAAACCATGTTGATGAGAACTACTAGAAATCATCAGTAACTAACTCACTCTTACTCACTCAAAACACCAAATGACTACTCGTTTCACCTACGACATCAAAACTCAACAACTTGTTTATGCTCTTGTTGATAAAGATGGTGTTTGTAAGTATCTGACTACTTCCATTCTTGATGCTATTAAACTCACCCAACAAAACTGAAATGACTGTTACCGCAAACGAATTTCTTCAACTCATCTTCAAAGTTGAAAAACTTGGTTATACATGGAGTACGAATGAAGATGTATATGGTGGTTATGAAATTGTAATTAACTATGGCAAATGGGGAGAGAATGTAAAACTTCGTATTAATAAAGATTCTAATAGATATTCTTTTAATTATGAGTATGCTGATTTTGATGAATTGATGGACGATTTAGATAGACAACTAAAAGCAAGGGTGATTGATAAAGATAAAGAGGAACGATTCAAACAGTATCTGAAACTAAAAGAGGAGTTTGGAAATGACTGATAGTCTCAAAGAGTATTTTACTTCAAAATACAACACATAAACATAACTCACTTACTAAACTAAAATGATTTTATTCTACAAAGAAGATCAAGGTGCTATTTACACTCTTGATGAGTTCAATGAGTTATTAGTTGCTCCTATCTACACTGATGGTTCAATCAATCTGAATGAGTTTGATGTTGTAGATATTGATCAATGTGATGATGAATATGAACTGCTGGATATTCAAAATGAACTGATTTCTATGTCCTCTGTATCTCTTACGCAACAAAATGATTGATATGCGTGTCACTTCTGATTATGGATTCATTCATACCAAGTTATTCTATCTTGGTTGGAGTCATGGTCAGTCAGAACATGAAGAACAATTTGGTTTTTCTATTGGTAAATTGTATGTTGGAGTATATAATCATCAATGGTTTGGTGGTATTTTGAATGAATATGGTGTATTAAAAGAATGAAATAAATGTATTAAAAAACATTATGTGTTGATATGATGATAATGTTATATTGTTGATTGTTATGTGTGAATGAATTCTTTTATGTGTTAATGCTTGATTAAACCTTCTACTTTATGTGTGAATGAATTCTTTTATGTGTTAATGCTTGATTAAACCTTCTACTTTTTATGGGTCTAAGCCCGCTAATTATAACACACACCGCCCCAAAAGTCAAGTATTTCCAGACACTTACACAACTGGCACAAGGCATCAACATAATATTTTGAGTTATGTTATGCTATAAGGGGGGGATGAATTGATAGTTCTCCACAGGTTATAAGCAATACCTAGTATTTGCAATGGTTTATAAAAATCATCCTGTGGAGAACTATTATAAAACTGTGGAGAAACTGTGGAGAAACTGTGGAGAAAGCACTAAAAACTGTTTATACTTATATCATAACAAACACTATTACTAATGAAATAGTTTATGTCGGTAAAAGTATGAACCCAAAAAATAGATGGAGGGTTCACAAATCCTGTGTAAAGTGTATAGGAAAATCAAATGAAAGATTTGTAGTTCAGAATATACATTATCATATGGCAGAGTTTGGATTGGAAAACTTTGAATTCTCAATAGTTGCTAATAATGATTGTGAGGCACAGTTACAGGAACAAATCAAACCAAGATTTTGTACTAAGTATGAGAAAGTTCCCACTTCAAATTGACATCATAAGAACATCTAATTCGTGCTATCAGATACTTCGTGTAATCCTATACTATCAGTTATTCTTATAGATCTTCGTCTTTTACATACCTGGGGATATGTTTCGTGTATTAGAATCAAGCAGTACTAAATGGTTCTTAATAAGCACCACTGTTTGATACTTAACACACTGACAAAATATACTAGATTGCATTTCGTCTATTCTATTATACTTTGCAACTTCGTCAATACTATAAAGTATTAGACAGTGTTTCGTGTTATATTATAGCTTACTCATTCGTTTATACAGGGAGGATAATGTTCTTAAATTATATTATACCTGGGGATATGTTTCGTGTATTAGAATCAAATTGCACTAAATGGACAGTTATATCGTCGCCTTCGTTATAGCGTACCTGGGGGTATGTTTCGTGTATTAGAATAAAAATGTGCTAAATGGACAGTTATATCGGGGTCGTGGGGGTTATTTATACCCCCCGTTGCTCGCCTCATAAGGTTTATAAAGCGTCCTAACCCTAAAAGCTAATTTAAAGGGTCCCTGTAACCTACAAAACTTTGAAAACGCTCGAATATATACACGTCAATTAAAAAAAATTTCCAGGATTTAAAATTCCCGCACAGGTTTACAAAAGCAACAAAAAATTTCCCCAGGAAAAAACACTCACAAAAGGACAAAAAACACTATATAAAAAGAAACGCACACACATTTCAAATATGAAACTAGAATTTGATGACTATGAGAAAGATTTGCTACTGGAAACAATTCAACATAGATTATACACAGATAAAATATTAGTGATTAATAATACTCTTAGAGAAGAAATTGAAGATCTTCTCAGAAAAGTAGAAGAAGATGAATACTTATAATATTTTGGTCAAAGGAACGAATATTGTAAGTCAATTATCTCAGAGTGATTTACAGGAAAATCTGAAACTCATCAGAGGACTTGTATGGACTTCTGGGGGCAATGATGATGATATCGAGATCACTCTAAATAAAGCAGAACCACCTTGCAATAAATGAATTGTGGTGGTAGAATAATAAAGGTACTATTTTTAAAATTTTATACTTATGGCAAAAGGTTTTACGGTAAAAGCAGCAGCGCCTAAATCTTCAATTAATAATGAAGACGATTTTGATTTAGCATTAGCAAAACAAACAATACAAGGAAAATCAATTGTATTTTGTCTTCCTGGTAGAGGAGTATCATATACTTTCTTAAAGAACTTTGTTCAATTGTGTTTTGATTTGGTTCAGTCTGGGGCAAGTATTCAGATTTCACAAGATTATAGTTCAATGGTAAATTTTGCCCGTTGCAAAGTTCTTGGGGCAAATGTTCTCAGAGGACCAAAACAAGTTCCTTGGGATGGGCGTTTGAAGTATGATTATCAACTATGGATTGATAGTGATATTGTATTTGATACTGAAAAGTTTTATCGTCTTGTTTCAATGAATAAGGATATTGCTGCTGGATGGTATTGTACTGAGGACGGAATGACCACCTCAGTTGCTCATTGGTTGGATGAAGATGATTTCAGAGGTAATGGTGGAGTGATGAATCACGAAACCTTAGAAACGATGAGCAAGCGTCGCAAGCCATTTACAGTTGATTACACAGGTTTTGGTTGGGTACTCATTAAGAATGGAGTGTTTGAGAATCTAGAATATCCTTGGTTTGCACCAAAAATGCAAGTATTTGAATCTGGTGAGGTTCAGGATATGTGCGGCGAGGATGTCTCGTTCTGTCTAGATGCAAAAGAAGCAGGATTTGAGATTTGGTGTGATCCAAAAATTCGTGTTGGGCATGAAAAGACTAGAATCATCTGAGGTACTTCTCTCAGGCGCTTCTTGACTTTTTCAACTGAATAATGATAGAATGCCTTTGTGAGATTTAAAACGTTTCACAGAGGCATTTTCAATGTTCTCAGAAGACCTTAATGATTATAAGTCTTCTTAAAAACCGTACAAAAACCGTTTTATAATCAAACTGGGAGAAAATTAAATGGCTGCTTCAAGAAAAGAGATGAAAATTGAGAGTACTCCAAAGAATACTCGTCAAGGTGAAGGAAAAAATACCAAATACGCGAAATCAAGTCGTAATGGTGCTCGTAAAAAGTATAGAGGTCAAGGTCGTTGATTCAATTGAATCCACAAATCCCAGTTATTACTCCAAAAGGTAATGGCTGGGCTTTCTTTTTGATTGATCGTTCTCAGGAACACGACCTCGAATGGGTAGTTTTCTTGGATGATGGTGGATTTTGTTGGACTTTTCGAAATTCAGACATTCGAATTCAGAAAAATTTAACATTTAATCGAGATTCTATTTTAAATTTTAACGAAAAAATCAAAAAATAAAATAATATAGATAAAATATGGGATAGAAACCCCAAAAAAAGTTCTGATTTTCAATCAGGAGACAAAATGACAAATCAAAAAGTCGATAGAGACCAAGAATACATGAGAAAAATGTGGGGAACCACTAAATTAATTACAGATTATCAAATAGATCCAGCAAAAAGAGTCATTCAAGAGTTTATGTATGATATTGCACCAAAACATGATTTAAAAAAACAGACTGATCTTCACGAAAAAATTCGCAATGATGAAGATTATGATGATTGGTGTTATGGAACTGAGCCTACTTACGGAAAAAGTTGGTAAAAACTATTATAGATATATAAAAGTGCAAAAATTTGAATGGCAGTAACAATTTCTCGCAGTTTTAAAGATATTAGTTTGTCTTTTGCGAGGCATCCAGTTACAAATGATATAAGTATTCTTAAAAATGAGGATGCAATCAAAAGATCTGTCATAAATTTGGTTAGAACTCGTATCAATGAAAGATTTTTTAATTCTTTATTGGGTTCTTCTGTAGATAATTCATTATTTGAACTCCAATCTTCTGGAATATCTTCATTTTTACAAGAAGAGATCACAACACTTCTCAAAAATTTTGAACCTAGAATTAGATTAAGAAGTGTTGTGATTGATATTCCAGAAGATTCTAACGATTTAGATATTCGTATTTCTTATGATATTGTTGGTTTACCATTTCCAACTCAAAATATAGAATTCATTTTACAACCAACTAGAGTATAATGGCATTTAATCAGTTTACCAATTTAGATTTTGGCGATCTACGAACTCAGATTAAAGATTATCTGAGAACAAATTCTAATTTTACTGATTTCGATTTTGAAGGATCTAATTTTTCGGTCCTGATTGATATTCTTGCGTATAATAGTTATATTACTGCATATAACACCAATATGCAGGCAAATGAAGCATTCCTTGATAGTGCAACGCTCAGAGAAAATGTAATCTCACATGCACGAAATATTGGATATGTTCCCCGTTCAAAGAGAGCATCTAAGGCAAAAATTAGTTTTTCCGTAGATAGTACAGGATTTAACTCCAAAACGATTACTTTGAATGCAGGAGTAATTGCATTAGGTGCGGTTCAAGGTGGAAATTATATATTTTCAATACCATCAAATATTACAGTTGCAGTAGATGATTCAAATATTGCATATTTTGATAATATTGATATTTACGAAGGAACATATTTAACAAAAACATTCACAGTCGATTATAGTCAAGCAAATCAAAGATTTATTATTCCTAATTCTGGAGTAGACACCACAACAATTCGCGTAAGTGTTACAAATTCTACTACGGAAACATATACATTGTATGAAAATATTTTAAATGTCGATAATACATCAAGATTATTTTTACTTCAAGAAATTGAAGATGAAAAATATGAAATATTATTTGGAGATGATATTTTAGGGAAAAAACCAACCCACGGAAGTGTGATTACTATTTCATATATCGTAACAAATGGCAAATCGGCAGATGGATCTGCAAACTTTACCTTTTCCGGAAATTTAAAAGATAATAATTCAGTAAGTATTACGAGTGGAATTTCATTACTAACAACTATTTCTTCATCGCAAAATGGTGATGATATTGAAACGATAGATTCAGTTAAGTATCTTGCACCAAGAGTATATGCTTCACAATATAGAGCAGTTACTGCAAATGATTATAAAGGATTGATTCCTTATATTTACTCAAATGTAGATTCTGTAAGTGCATATGGTGGAGATGAATTAAATCCCCCAGAATATGGAAAAGTATTCATATCGATTAAGCCAAGAAATGGAAATTATCTATCTCAAATCACAAAAGATGATATTTTAAAGAAATTAAGACAATATTCAATTGCTGGAATTAAACCAGAAATTATAGATTTAAAATACTTATACGTTGAGCTTGATACAACAATTTATTATAATACTTCATTCACTTCTGATGTAATTTTATTGAAAAATCAAGTTATTAATACAATAAAATCATATTCCGCCTCCTCTGATGTGAATAGTTTTGGTGGAAGATTCAAATATAGTAAAATAAATGCATTAATTGATAATACAAATAAGGCAATTACTTCGAATATAACAAAAGTAAAAATGAGAAGAGATTTGCAAGCACAAATAAACAAATTTGCTACTTATGAGTTATGTTTTGGAAATAAATTTCACCAAAAAGCAGGAAATTATAACATAAAATCTTCCGGATTCAATATTAAAGGAATATCTGATGTATTATACTTGACTGATTCTCCCATAGACAGTTCAAAAGGAAAGATTTTATTCTTCAAACTTGTAAATAATGTTCCTGTTGTTGTCAGCAGCAACGCAGGTACGGTTAATTATACCGATGGGGAAATTTTATTAAATATAGTAAATATTACCTCAACTTCTTTGCCAAATAATACCATACAAATTCAAGCAATGCCGGAATCAAATGATGTAATTGCTCTGAAAGAATCATATTTGCAAATAGACACTTCAAATACTATAGTAAATACTATAGAAGATATTATTACTTCTGGTGAAAATACTTCTGCTACTTCGTACATAACAACCTCAAGTTACATCAACGGAAATTATACAAGATAAAATGTCAGAAATTAAAAGAATAAAAATTAATCACATTCTTGATTCACAAATTCCTGAATTTTTGAATGAAGAATCTCCTCTTTTTCAAGAATTTTTAACTCAGTATTATATTTCACAAGAACACCAAACTGGTGTTGTAGATTTATCAACGAATTTACAAAAATATAAGAGTATAGAAAATTTTAATCAAGAAACACTTATTGATATTCAACTTCCATCAATTTTACTTTCCGACGTTTTATCATTTGATGATGTAATTTCCGTATCACATACAATTGGATATCCAGATGCTTATGGACTTATAAAAATTGATAATGAAATCATTACATATACTTCAAAAACTTCAAATTCATTTTTAGGGTGCATTCGTGGTTTTAGTGGTATTGATAGTTTAGAAAAAGATAATAATCCAGAATTTTTAAATTTTTCAATAACTGAAGCATCTGATCACACTCAAGGATCTACTTTAAATAATTTAAGTTATATTTTCTTTTTTGAATTCTTTAAAAAATTTAAATATCAATTTTTGCCTGGATTTGAAGAGAGAAATTTTACTTCCGGAATCTCTTTAACTAATATTTTATCAAGGGCAAAAGACTTTTATAAAGCAAAAGGAACAGATCAGTCATTTAAACTTCTTTTTTCTGTTTTATATGGAAAAGAAGTAGAAGTATTAAAGCCTCAAAATTATATGTTGAGGCCATCTGATAATAATTATCTTACAACTAAAAATATTTTAGTTGAAAAAGTTTCTGGTGGCGATCCAATTCTTCTTAAAGGATCTACGTTAAATCAATACATAAGTGGAATTGGTACTGTTTCTGCCTCAATTTATAACGTAGAATATAGACCAGTAGAAAATAAAGATTTATATGAAATATCATTAGATTCTACATCATTTACTGGCAATTTTGAAACTACAGGAACAACTAAAGTAATAGAACCAATTAAATCGTCTGCGTCTTCAATTACAGTTGATTCTACTGTTGGATTTGCATATTCTGGTACTTTAATTGCAAAAACAACAGATTCAACAAAATTAAATCTAAGATATACAGATAAAACAAATAATCAATTATTAAATATTAGTGGTCTATCAGCAGAATTAGATTTTGGGAATTTAATATATGAAGATAAATTAGCTTATTCATATATTAGCACTGAATCGTCATCTTTAGTTCAATTTAGAGTTATTAATGTTATTGATAATATTGATTTTGGAAATTCATCGGGATTGAAAAAAGGAGATAAAATTTCTCTCAGTTCTTTTGGTGCGAATTTATCTGAGAATATAAATTTTAACAAATGGATTTATAATATTCCAACGTATCACGACATAGTTGGCATTTCGACTGTAAGTCCAAATACTTATCGTATAGTGCTGAAGGACAATGTTCAATTTTATAAAAATGATAAAATTTATATTACAGATAGTATTGATATACCATCTACTGTAACTACAGTTGAATCAGAAAATCAAATTATTGTAAATTCAGAATTTTCTGTAAATACTTCAAATGTAATTAGAATCAAAAAACAAGTTTCAAAAACAAGTTCTGATTATTTCGATTTTGCATCATCAATAAATGGCTCCATTCAAAATACATATATTGATAAAGACAAAAAATATTCTTACGTTGCATCATCAGGATTTCCAAATTATAAATTTACTTCTACAGATACAAAAATTATAGTTTCTACAGTAGGAACTGGACAAACATCTATTGCATATGCTCCAAATCACAATTTATTGACCGGTGATAAAATTTATTACAACTCATCTTCTTTTTCTGGAATTGCAACTGGATACTATTTTGTAAGAAAAATAGATGAAAATTCTATATCGTTATCGTACAGCAATACCGATTTATTTGCAAATAAATCTATTACTTTGAATTCTGGAATAACTTCTGATTATATCTACAAATTTGGATATGAAAATAAAACTATTAAGGATCAAAAATTCTTAAGAAAATTCAATCTTCAAGAGAATATTAATTATTTCGATAAAAAGGAAGATAGAACTACATTTAATAGAAGAATTGGATTATTAATTAATGGAGTAGATTTATATTCACCAACGTTATTTGATGAAAATATCTATTATGGACGATTGGACTCTATTTTGATTACAAATAGTGGTTCAAATTATGACGTAATAAATTCCCCAGAAATTGTCATTAAAGATACAAACGGAAATGGTGCTAAAGCAAGATTAATTCTTTCTGGATCATTAAAAGAAGTAAAAATAAATTCTGCTGGTATTGGGTATGACAGAAAACCAAAAATTACTTTAGTTGGTGGTAATGGAAATGGCGCAATACTGGAATCAAATTTAGTTAAATCAAGAATTATTGCAAAATTTAGAGCAGATCTGACAGCCATCAATACTTCTCTTGAAACTATAACTTTTATTGATAATCATAATTTTGATAATTATGAAGAAGTAACTTATTATTCAAATGGAAATTCAAATGTTCCTGGTTTGATTGATAATGCAAATTATTTTATAAATGTAATAAATTCAAAAACAATTAAACTTTATAAAAATAGAGTTGATGTTTTATCTGGTATTAATACCGTTAATATTACTGGAATCAGTTCTGGTTTTCATGAATTTAGAACATTGAATAGTAAAAATACGATTACAAAAATATATGTCAAAAATGAAGGATCTAATTATTCTAATAGATTTGTAAATGTATCATCAACTTTATATCCATCATTAGAATATCAAACTTCAGGAATTAGTACTTTTGATAATTATATTTACGCAAAACAACACGGTTTTAAAGATGGTGATATAGTTTTATATTCAAACACAAATACTTCAATTTCTGGTCTTTCAACTGGTATTCAATATCGTATTACAACTATTGACGAAAATAAATTTAAATTGTCTGATGTTGGTATTGGAACAACCTCATCAAATTTAAATTATGTCAATAAAAAATATGTTAATATAGAATCATTGGGAGTTGGAACTCATACTTTTGCGTACCCTCCTATTCAAATTCAAATTGAAACAACATCTGCTATAGGATCTAGCTCTATTGTAGTACCAATTTTAACACCAGTAGTTCTTGGGGTAGCCGAAAGTGTTTATATTGAAGATGGCGGAGTTTCTTATGGATGTTCCGATATTATCAATTATCATAGAAGACCTTATGTTGGATTATCTTCAATTTCTTCTGCATTATTAAAACCAGTAATAATAAATGGTACTATTACTGATGTCCAAATCATCTATGGTGGTTCTGGGTATGATAATGGCACTAAGGTACAAATATATGGAGATGGCAAATACGCGGATTTACAGCCAATTATCACAAATGGAAGTATAACTTCTTTTAATGTCGTTGATGGTGGTGTTGGTTATTCGCCTTCAAATACATCTCTAAATGCGATAAGAAGAGGAACAGGTTTACAATTTATTGCAAATGTATTTGAATGGAAAATAAATCAAATTGAAAAAAATAAAAACCTGATTTCATATTATGGAGGGGATGACGAAACAATAACTTATCCAAATATAGATCAAAATCTTGAATTGGGAGTAATTAATTTTTATCTGCCAAGACAATTGAGAAAAAATATTAATGATAATATTCAAGATAATAATCAAGAATTATTATCTGATTTTGTACACTCACCAATTATTGGATGGGCATATGATGGAAATCCAATATACGGACCTTACGGTTATACAAGTTTTTCCGATAAAACTATAAAGATTATTTCTTCAAGTTACAACAAAAAGTCAATATCATCACCTTTACTTAGACCATCATCTTTTGTGAATGGTTTTTTTGTACAGGACTATCAATATAATGCTTCTGAAGATTTGGATGAATATAATGGGAGATTTTGTATAACTCCAGATTATCCATATGGAACATATGCTTATTTTGCAACATATGATTTGATTAGTGGAAAATTATATCCAAAATATCCATATATTGTTTCTGATTATTTTAAAGATACTCCAATTTTCGAAAATTTTGACCCAAGTTTCACTCAAGATACTGATATTTCAAAATACAATTTAACTAGAAATATTAGTAATTATTTTCTAGATTCAATAAATTCTGGATATCAAATTTTAGAAAAAATTTCTCCATCTCTAAAGCAAGAATTCTATGTAAATCAAATTAAAAAATCTGGAATTTCTTCAATTTTTATAGATTCTTTCGGAGATGGGTATAATGTTGGGGATCTTGTTAATTTTAATAAGGCACAAGAAGGAACAGGTATTAGTGCCGAAATTAGTAGATTAAAAGGAAAAACAATATCAAATATGGTAGTCGGCGTAACTACATTTTCTGATGTTATTTTTGCATCTAGAGGTAATATCATTGTTGGCATTACTTCTTATCCTCATACATTACTAAATGGCGATAAAATTATTATTTCTGGCGTATCAACAGTTTCTTTATCGAAACTAGAAGGCACAAAAACCATATTCGTAAACCAAAAGACAACTGGATTGACAACTAGTATTCAAAATTCTTCTGTTACTGGTTTATCTACTAGTATAAAAGTAACTGACACATTTGGATTTGAAATTAATGATTCTATTGCGATTGGAACTGAAACAATGACTATTACTGGAATTATTCCAGAAACTTCACAATTATTAGTTAATAGATCTGCTTTCGGGGGAATTCATACTGCAGGAATTGAAAATGTTGTATTATTGCCAAATAAATTTCAGTTTACAGAAACGGATTCAATTCCAGTAGCACTGCCTGAAAATAAAATGATCTATTTTGATCCAACTAATACGATTGGATTTGGATTATCTGGAACCAACTATTCCGTTGTTGGAATTGGGACTAGTACAATAGTCAATAGATTTGTCCCAACAAAATCAATTTATATTCCAAATCACAAGTTTTATACCGGACAGCAGTTGATTTATAATTATTCTGCAGGTATAGGATTAAGTGTTTATGATTCTCCATCTAATGTATTCAGTTTGTCGCAAAATCAAACAATTTATGCTGTAAATTATGGAAATGATTATCTTGGAATTTCAACTATAGGATTCACATCTTCGGTTGGGATTGGAACAACTTTAAATTCATTGTTATTTGCGTATAATTCAAATGTTGGTTATTCGCATTCAATAAGATCTACATATCAAACTGTAACTGCAAGAGTTGAAAATTATTCAGGAATTGTAACAACTTCGCAAAATCATAATCTTCTTGATGGAGATAAAATTAAATTCACAATTGTACCTTCAAGAACAGAAAATATATCATTTAGATTTGATATAAAGAATAGAAAAATTACAACAAATTTAATAGGTTTTTCCCCAAACTCGGTATCTTTTGGTAGTACCTCTACAATTAATTTGGGAACAAATAATCTCAAAAGTGGTGATAAAGTCATTTATTATTCTGGAACTTCGCCTATTGGTGGGTTGATAGATAATTCGATATATTATGTCCTAAAACAAAATCCAGATAAAATTCAACTTTGTCAATATGCATATGATGTAAAAGTTGGTGCTGCATTGCCATTTACAAATTCTGGAATTGGCACTCATAATATTGCACTCATAAATCCACCTTTATCATTCTCAAAAGGAAATCAAGTAGTATTTGATGTTTCAGATCCATCATTAGTAAATACTAAATTAGAATTCTATACAGATCCTACATTTAAAAAGAAATTTGAAATTGACAAAAAAGAAATTAATAAACTTGCAATTACAAGATCAGATGATTCTGTAATTTTAGAAACTAATAATAGAAATATTCCTCCAGTTTTATATTATAATTTTACCGCAACATCAATTAATGATATTGACAAACTTCAATTATCTTCGGATGATGAGGTTATTGGACATAATAAAATTGATATTCGTTCTAGTATTTTTTCTTCTGAGCAATCTATTATTGCGATTGGTGTGTCTTCATTTAAATTTAATTTAGATCAAAAACCAGAATATACAGCATACACCCAAGTGTTGGGGATTTCTTCTGTATTTTATGATACTAATTCTAAAAATACATCTGGGCCAATATCACAAATAAGATTAAATTCATACGGAAAATCATATAGTGTTCTACCATCAATAAGTTCTATTGGAAGCACTTCTGGAAGTAATGCCATTTTATACCCTATCTCAAAAGAAATAGGAAAAGTTTTATCATTTGATAGAGTGAAAGATGGATTTGATTATCCAACAGATCCAACAATGTTACCGCAATTAAGCGTTCCTGCTGTTTGTATTATTAAAGAGATATCCAGAGTAGATTATGTTGGTATTTTAACTGGCGGGAAAAAATACAATACTCCACCAAGATTAAAAGTAATCGGAAATGATCAAATAAAATTAATCGCAGGAATCCAAGGCGGATCTGTGAATAGTGTATCTATAGATACAAATTCATTCAATTTAAAAGATCCTCTCAGAATTGTTCCTTATAATAATTCAAATGGATATGAAATTGATAATATATACGCAAATGAATTAACTGGTTTTGGTACAATTGAATTGGTTAATGACCCAACACAATTTCCATATATTTCAACTGGTTATGGATCATCTATTTCTATTTTCCCATTTGAAGTTGGTGATCAAATATTCATAGAAAAATGTAGGTTATCCGTTGGAACTGCAAGTTCTGCAAATTACAACTCAAGAAATTATGGATATAATTTCTTCACAGTAACTGGAATCAATACTACAAATAAAACTTTAGATTATAGTATGGTTGGTTTACAAACTGGAAAATTTGGAACTTACAATCAAGATTTAACACTTGGTTATGTTGTAAACAGAAAAGATATGCCAGAATTTGAAATGAATCTAATTGATGATGCCAAATATTTTTCTGGAGAAAAAGTTACATCTACTAATTTTTCTGCTAAAGTGATGGAAAATGGTTGGGATAATGACATTAATCAATTGAGAATGATAGATGCAAAAGGTTCATTAAATCCTGGCGATAAACTTTATGGCGAAATTTCGAAATTAAATGGAGTAGTAAAATTCGTAAGTCAATTTAATCTTCCTGCTTCACTTGGGGTCACAAGAGAAAAGATTCACAATCTTAATGATAATATTGGATACTTGAATGATTATCAACAAAGATTATCCGATAATAATTATTATCAGAAATTTTCATATTCAATTAAGGGAGAAGTTCCATATTCAACTTGGAAAGAATCTGTTAAATCCATTATTCATCCTTCTGGATTTAAAGAATTTTCGGATTTGAATATAATTGGGGTAGCTACTACTGAATCTGTGAATCTTGGTATTGCAAAATCTACCAATATGAAAGTAAATATTTCATCATCGGAACCATCATTACTTGTAGAAATTGATAATATAAGTTCTCTTTATACCAAAAATAATTTTTCTATGGTATATGAAGATGATATGTTAGATGATGGATCAGTAGAGAGAGTATATTTTCCAGAAGGAACTGCGCTAAAAACATATATTTTAAACAAAACGAATAAAGTATTGCAAATTGATGATATTAGTTCACAGTTCACTGGAATTACAAGTACAATTGGAGGTTCGGTTGTAGGTCTTTCTTCATTCAAACTTACATCTTCTGGTTATCCACTATTCTATAAAGAATTTGTTGGTTCCGCATCCACAGTAATAGATTTACTAAATGATAAAATCATTATTCCAAATCACGGATTCCAATCTGGACAGCAAATTGTTTATAATTCTGGAGTTGGTACAGCAATTGGAATTGCTACAACATCATATGCCCAAGGTCCATTAGATGTGATAATGGCAGTTGGTGCAGGAATTGGAAGTGCAATATTTGAAAATGGGTATAACAAATATGTTCCATATAGTGGAATTGTTACTGGAATTAGCACTACATTAGTTCCTGCTGGTCCATCCATTCAGTATTTTGGTTTTGGTACTCCTATTCCATCAACAGTAAATACTGGAATTGGAACTGGTGCATTATTCCAAGTATTAATCAATTATAATGCGGGAACTGGAATTCCAATTGGAACATCAATTCAATTAATTGATGGCGGAAGTGGATATTCTGTAGGGCAGCAAATTTCCATTGCAGGTACATATATTGGCGGATCTACTCCCACTAATAACTTATATTTTACAATTTCTAAAGTTTCTTCAACTAGAACTGGAACTGCTAATGCTTCTTATGTGAGTGTAGCATCATCTTCTTCTGGAATTGGAACTGGAGCAATTTTTAATATCTATAGAGATTCAAATAAAGATATTAGTTTGGTGAATGTAGTTAATGGTGGATCTGGTTATGCTTCTACTGATCAAATTATCATTTCCGGAGGAGATATTGGTGGATCTGCTCCTGCAGATAATCTTTACTTGTCTCCAACAATATTAGGGACAAAGAAATTACCATCAAATATTTTTGTTCGCAAAATAGATGAAAATAGTTTTCAGATTTCTGGACTATCTACAACAATTTCATCTCCATTCAATTTATCATCTCTTGGTTCTGAAATACAATCATTCAGTCTACAAGAATCAAATCAAAATGTTATTATTTCTATAGATAATATTATTCAAAGTGCAATCCATAGAAAAAATATTATAATAGGACTTTCTTCATCTATTGGAATTACTTCAACTTCAATATATGTTTCTTCTGGAATTAATTCAATAACAGCAAATGATATATTAAAAATTGATAATGAATATTTAAAAATTAATTCTATTGGGATTGGATCTACTAATATTATCAATGTCAGTCGTTCGTTTATGGGTTCAGTTGCATCCGCACACACTATAGGCGCAGCAGTTACAGTATATACTGGCGATTTTAATATCATAAAAGATACAATCTATTTCTCTACTCCACCATATGGACCAGCAATAACATCAACTGATCCACAATTTGCAACTTCTTCGTCATTTAATGGCAGAGTATTCTCAAGGGCATATGATTCATCGCAACCAAATGATGTTAATTTAATTTTAGATGATATCTCAACAGATTTCACTGGAATTGCTGCAACTCAATTTGCATTAAAATCTAATGGAAATTCTGTTGTTGGTCTTTACACAAATACGAATGACAGTACTGATATTAATAACAATCCAATTATTCTTATAAACAATGTATTTCAAGTCCCAGGAGTAGACTATTCAATCGACACTCCCGGAACTAATACAATTAAATTTTTATCTGGAGTTCCAAATGCTGGAAAAATCGTTAATGTTGCAATCACTACTGGATATGGGTATCAGCCACTTCTAGGTGCATCTGCAACAGCATCTGTTTCTGTTGGGGGAACTATAAACGCAATTGCCATAAAAGGTGCTGGAAGCGGTTATAGAACCCCCCCAAGTGTCAGTATTGCATCTACTGTAGGTTTTGGTGCTTCTATAATTCCAACTATTGGTGTTGGTGGAACTATATCCAATTTTACTATTGTTAATGGTGGCATTGGATACACGTCATCATCCCCAATTTATGTAAATATTGATCTTCCTCTTGGTTATAGTAATCTTGGAATTGCTTATACTAATGGTTCAACTGGATCTGGAATTAATGCAAAGGTTTCTGTTCAAGTTGGATCTGGTTCTAGTGTCATCCAATTCAATTTAGATAGTCCTGGAACTGGATATAAAGTTGGAGACATACTTAAAGTAGTAGGTTTAACAACAAATCCAAATGCTGGATCATCATTTAATGAGTTTAAAATTACAGTAACAGAAGTTTTAAATGATAAATTTAGTGGATTTTATCCAGGTCAATTTATTTTCTTTGATGATTTTTCTCAATATTTTAATAATTCTCGTAAGAAATTTACTTTAACTCAAACCAAACTTGACGGAACTATAGAGATAGTGGATTTAAAGAAACTGCCCGGTTCCGATTTGGATCTTAAAAATAATTTATTTGTTTATTTGAACGATATACTTCAATCTCCAAATTATTCATATACATTTACAGGAACTAGAATTGTATTTAATGAAGCACCAAAAGCAAATTCAAAATGTTCTGTCATATTCTATAGGGGTTCTTCACTTGATGTACAAACAATTACTCCACCAAAAACTATCAAAGAGGGAGATACGATTACAATTGGAGAGAATATTTACGATAATTTGGATAGAGAGCAATTTGAAAGAGTAGTTAAGCAAATAGTATCTTCTGATCAACTTGATACTTACAATTATGATAGTATCGGTATCAATACAGATCCCAGTAAGTTTAGACCTTTAAAGTGGTCAAAGCAAACTCAAGATAGAATTATCAAAGGTTCTTTAGTATCAAAGGCAAGACCAAGTTTAATATCAACAATTAGACCAACAACTAGAATTATTAATCAAGTAAATTCCACTGATACTTCAATATATGTAAATAATGCTTATCCTTTATTTACTGATGTGGATAATCTTTCGGAATCAGATAGAAATATATTGATAATTGAAAATAAAGACACAACAACATCAATATCAAAAGCAGTTGTTTCAGTATCCAGTACAATTTCTTCTATTATTATATCAGATGGTGGTATAGGATATGCTTATACTGTTTCACCTAAAGTTTCAATATCTACGGTTTCAGTTCAAAATAAAGATCCAATTTTAAATTGGACTATATCTAGTGGATTATCTACTACTGCATCATTGTTATCAGTAGTTGTTTCAAATCCAATTGTGGCAGTTGGAAGTTTTGGAGTTGTTGCTATTACGACTGATGCTAAATCATTACAATCATTAACTAATATTGGATATGCAAAAACAATAACATTTAATTCTATTGGTATTGGTTCCACAAATAAGTATATCGCTGTTGGACAATATGGAAAAATTGTATCTGCAGTTGGATTTGGGACTACAATATCTTCTTGGAGTGAAATTGATAAGTACGAAGAAACTTCTGTATTTGGAATTATAACTAGATCTGCGAGTACATATATATCATCTTTATCTGATATTAAATATTCTCAAACTTTGGATAAATGGTTTTCTGTTGGTTATTCTGGCGCAATTTTCTCTGCCATTGGTGTAGGTAGTACTTCATTTGTCAAAATTTCTTCAAATACTTCAGAAAATTTAAATTCAATTGCATTTGGTAATATTATTGTTGCTGTTGGAAATAATGGAACAATTGTTACTTCTGGAATTGGAACTTTCTGGAGTTCCAATAATGTTACATCGCAAAATTTAAATAAAATAATTTGGACTGGAACAAAATTTGTAGTGGTTGGAAACAATGGCACAATATTTGTTTCTTATGATGGCAATATTTGGACTACTATAACACCAAATATTCTAAGAACTTTCGTAGATATTCATTATAATAGTTTATATAATTTATATGCATTATTAGATTCCAGTGGAATTTTATATTATTCCAAAGATCTTCAAAATTGGACTCAAAGATCATCAAATCAATTAAATATATTGAAATTTATTAATTATTCTTCGGATTTAGATAGGTACATTTCTGTCGGAATTGGCGCTACAATGATTTATTGTGATTCGGTTTATAATTTTGCCACAGCAACTTCAAATACAACATCTGGAATAATAACTTCAATTACAATAACAAATCCCGGTTTTGGTTACGATTTAAATAATGCACCAAAAGTATTAATTGAACCAGAAAAAACAAAAATTGAAGAAATAATTTCAATCAAAGCAAAGGGTGATTTTGGAATTATTGTAGGAATTGATACCAGTGTTGGAACAGGATCTACTATTCCCAAAATTAAATTTAAATTAAAATCTGAAAATTACGATAATAGCACTCTAGGTATTGGGTATTCTTCTCTTAATACATATGGGGTAATATCCAGTGGAATTTCAGTTGGAGATTATTTTGTAATTTATAATAGTAATGTTCAATGTGGACATGCTTTGACTGGAATTACTACAAGTTCTACCCCTTGGGTAGTTGTAGGAACTGCTAATACATTTATTGATGGTGTTTATCGTGCAGAAAATGTAGAATCATCTGGTGTTGGGATTGTTACAGTAACTTGCAGTTTTAGTCCTGGACCCGGACTGACTAATTCAATTAATTTTGTGACAAATACACAATCAATAACAAATGGATTCTATGGAAATTATAGTTGGGGTAAAATATACGATTACCAAAATAGAGCAATCGGTTCACCAAAACAATTTACATTGAATGTAAATAATGGTTTAATTGGTCTTTCTACTGCACCTGAAGTCACAAGAACTAGAGGATTATTTAAAAGTAAATAAATAAACATAAACATTCAGTAAAAATGCCTGCTATTATATCTGACCAATTTAGAATATTAAATGCTGAAACTTTTGTTAAAAGTTTTATTGGTATAGGTCAAACTTTAAATAGATATTATACTTTTATAGGTCAACCAAATTCAACAAATCCATTAGCTGGTGGTTCTTCTTCTTGGGGGACAGGACCATCTCCATTAGATGGATTTAAAGAAGAAAATGATATTAAAGATACTATAATTGCAATGAAGCAAATTACTACGGACGATGTTCGTAGAATGATTAGGAAAGTCACTTGGACTGCAGGGACTACTTATGAAATGTATAAGAATAATTATAGTATTTACAATTTAACTCCGGTAACTAAACAATCAAGTTTATATGAATCAAATTATTATGTAATAAATGAAGATCTGAGAGTTTATATTTGTATTCAAAATGGATCAAATCCAGAAAATCCAGCAGGAAGACCATCATATGACCAACCGACATTTATTGATTTAGAACCAAGAGCTGCAGGAACTAGTGGTGATGGTTATATTTGGAAATATCTTTATACAATTAAACCATCGGAAATTGTAAAATTTGATTCTATTGAATTTATTCCAGTTCCTGAGAATTGGGGAACTTCTGGAGAAAGTATATCAACTCAATCAAATGCTATAGATGGAAAAATCAATTCAGTAATAATTACACAAAGAGGAGTTGGATATAATCCAACTGCATCTACATTTACGGATATTCCCATTTTAGGTGACGGTAGTGGCGGTAAAGTTACAGTAACAACAGATTCTTTCGGAAAAGTTTCTGAAGTTTATGTTACTAATGGCGGTCAAGGATATACATATGGAACTATCCAATTTTACCCAGGAGCACCAGGAATAACATCATCATTGACTAATGTTGGGGTTGGAGTGACTTCATTTGCCACATTTGATGTGATCATTCCGCCAAAAGGTGGTCATGGATATGATATTTACAGAGAACTTGGTGCATATCGTGTTCTTGTGTATTCTAGATATGAAACTTTAGAATCAAATCCAGATATAATTACGGGAAATGATTTTTCAAGAGTTGGAATTATAAAAAATCCTTTGACACTTGGGAGCAATACACAACTTTTAAATACATCTTTAATAAGTGGTCTTAGTGCAATCAAATTTACTGGTTCTGCAACTACTGCTACTACTTATGCTGTAGATTCAGTCATTACTCAAACTGTTGGTGTTGGTTCTACGGCAATTGGTTTTGTTGCATCTTGGGATAATGTTACTGGAGTTTTAAAATATTACCAACCAGTAGGATTATCTACAATTGGTGTTGGATATAAAATAAATCAATTCACTTCATCTCCTTCTTCTGGCGGAAGTTTGCTAATAAATGGTTCTTCAATGAACGGTACAACACCACTATCAATTGATAGTGGATTTAGTGGTGTATCTACAACAATATACAATAGAACATACCAATTAGGAATGACCTTTAATGCAGGTATTGCATCTGCAGAATACAATAAAAGGTCTGGTGAGATCATATACATAGATAATAGATCAGCAATCCCCAGATCTTCTAGCCAAAAAGAAGATATTAAAATTGTATTGGAATTCTAAAAGAAAATGCCACAAAACACTAATTTAAATGTATCTCCATATTTTGATGATTTTTCTGATTCGAAAAATTATCAAAGAGTTTTATTTAAACCTGGAACTCCAATACAGGCCAGAGAATTAACAACTCTGCAATCTATTTTACAAAATCAAATTGAAAAATTTGGAAAAAACCTTTTTAAAGAAGGTTCAATGGTTATTCCTGGCCAAATTGCATATGATCCAGAATATACCTGTGTTCAAATTGATGAGGTCCATTTAGGTATTCCAATTTCTCTTTATATTGAGAGTCTTTTGGGTAAATTAATTCAAGGTGAAACAAGTGGCGTTAAGGCAAAAGTAGAAAATTATATTACTAGTTCAGAATCAGAAAGAAATACTTATACTCTTTATATTAAATATCAGAGTTCTGGTAATAGTGATTTTTCAACAAAAACATTTGTTGATGGTGAGAATTTAATTGCGTTAGAAGATATTTCATACTCTTTATCTACAATAAGATCAGGATCTACATTTGCAACATCTATTCTTTCGAATTCAACTTCTATTGGATCTGCCGCTAAAATTGTATCTGGAGTATATTTTATTCGTGGTTTTTTTATAACTGTAAATTCAGAAACAGTTATATTGGATCAATATACTAATTCACCAAGTTATAGAGTTGGTTTATTAGTCAATGAAGAAATTGTTGTTGCATCAAATGAATATACCGATTTATTTGATAACGCTCAAGGTTTTTCTAATTATGCTGCTCCGGGAGCAGATAGATTAAAAATATCCACATCCTTGATTAAAAAAAGTATTAACGATTTCAATGATGAAAATTTTATTGAATTATTAAGATTAGAAGATGGTTCGTTACAAAAATTCGTAAAAGAAACAAATTATAATTTAATTCGTGATGAACTTGCAAGAAGAACTTATGATGAGGCAGGGGATTATTATGTAACCCCATTCGATATTACAGCAAAAGAATGTTTAAATGATAGAATAGGAAATAATGGTATATATTTTGAAAATCAAGTAACAAAGCAAGGAAATCCGACATCAAAAGATTTGCTTTGTTTATCAGTAAGTCCAGGAAAAGCATATGTTAGAGGATATGAAGTTGAAACTATCAATAATACTATTATTGATTTAAATAAGCCAAGAACTACTGATAATGATTACAATCAAGCAATTCCATTCAATCTTGGAAGACAAGTTAATTTAAATAATGTATCTGGAATAATTCCAGTTGGTTTTGGATCTTCTTCATACGTTAACTTATATAATGGAAGAACTGGAATTGCTGGGATTTCTTCTGGGACACAAATTGGTATTGCTAGGGTATATGATTTAAAATTAAAAAATAGTGTTTATGTTGATAATACGACACAATTTGAAGTATCTTTATATGATATCCAGACTTACACAAATCTTACTTTGAATACATCATTGACGCAATCTATTCCTGCATTTATTCAGGGTAATAGTAGTGGAGCAAGTGGATATCTTGTAAATAGCATTTCGTCATCTAATGCTTTAACTTTATATCAAGTTTCTGGTTCATTTGTAAATAATGAAACTATTAATATAAACGGAAACACTAATGTAAGGGCAATAATTGGAGTTAGAGATTATAATTTCTCCGATATTCACCAAATAGTTGGAAATGGCGTAAGCTTTACTGCTGATCCAGTACTTTCAAATCAATTATATATTTCACAACCAGGAACAGTATTTACAATTTCAACTGCTTCTGCTGGAATCAGTACAATCACCACCACCGATCAGAATTTTTATGTTGGCATAAACACTGGAGATATTATTTCATATACTAAGCAAGGGGACACACTTCCAACATACAATCAAGTATATCAAGTTAGTACATCATCAAAAAGTATTCAAATTATTCCATTGCCTTCTATTTCTGGTGTTTGTGTTGGAACATTACCAACATCCGCATCCACAAATACCGATATTAAAAAAGCAACCCTTGATGTTTTAAATACAGCAGATGTTTCATTGTATTCCAAATTAAATAAATCAAATATTTCAAATTTATCTCTAACTGATTCTAATATTACAATTAAGAGAAGTTATAATGTAACTATTTCTAATGGTGCTGCAACTCAAGTGCTTGAAACTGATACCAGTTTAACGCTGTTGCCATTCAATGAACAAGATTATAATCTATCATTTGTGAATGGAGTTATAGAATCATTAAGTGATCAAAAACTAATTGTTTCTGGAAGAACCGTCAGTTTACAAAATATTAGTCAAAATGGATCCGCAGTTTTAACTGTGAGTTTCAATAAAATTAATACATCCACCAAAAAGAAAATTTTTAATAGATGCACATCATTAATTATAGATAAATCATCATCACAAGGATCCGGTATTGGGTCTACTACTTTCAATGATGGATTGACATATAGTCAAATATATGGGACTAGAGTACAAGATAAAGAAATTTCTTTAAATATTCCCGATGTATCAAACATTGTTGCAATTATCGAATCTTCCACATCTGGAGATCCATCTCTTTCTTATTTGCAACTTATTAATTTATCTTCTAATATTTTAAACTCCACAAAAGGAGAATTGGTAGTTGGGGAAAATAGTAAAGCTGTAGCAACATTAGTTTCATCCACTGGAACAAATCAAATTGATATTGTTTATTTGAATGAGAACGTATTTACAATTGGAGAACTCGTCACATTCCAAGAATCAAAAATACAAGCAACAATAGCAACAGTATTTCCTGGAGATAAAAATATTAAGAATAATTTTATCTTTGATGATGGACAAAGATCGGAATATCTAGATTATTCAAGAATCATAAGAAAACCAAATAATTCTTCTCCTACTAGAAAAATTAGAATAATTTTTAATAATTACACAATTAGTTCTTCCGATAATGGAGATTTCGTTGGAGTAAATTCATATGATAAAGATCGTTATGATGATTATATCCCATCAGTTGATGGATTGAGAGTTACAGATCTTTTAGATTGCAGACCAAGAGTTTCCCAATTTAATAGCACAACAACATCACCATTTGAATTTAAATCGAGAATTTTTCAAAATACAAATGGTTCTGCAACTGATATTTTTGCTAAAAATAAAAATATTAATCTTTCTTATGATTATTATTTACCAAGAATAGATAGAATCTTCTTGGATAAAGATGGCGCATTTATCATCAATAAAGGAGTTCCTTCCCTTTCCCCAAAAGTTCCTAATAGTTTGGATTCATCCTTAGAAATCGGAACTGTCTATTTGCCTGCATATTTGTTTGATACGTCTAGTGTCAAAATATCTTTAACAACACATAAAAGATATAGAATGCAGGATATTTCTAGTTTAGATAAAAGAATTAGTAATATAGAGTATTACACTTCGCTATCTTTACTTGAAACTGACACTCAAAATCTAACAATAAGAGATTCCACTACTCAACTTGATAGATTTAAATGTGGTTTCTTTGTGGATAATTTCAAATCTTCCGATGGTGGAGATATTTCAAATCGCTTATATAAATCTAGTGTCGATAAAAATGCCGGAACATTAAATCCACAACCATATTCGACAAGTATTGATCTTCTTATTGGTTCAGAATCAGTACTTGGAATAGGAACAACATCAAATGTTAACGCAGATTTAAGATTCGTGAATGATTTGGGATCACCAAATCTGACAAGAGTTGGTGATGTAGTGTGTTTAAAATATTCCGATGTTGAATATGTAAAAAATCCATATGCGACAAGAACAGAAAATGTAAATCCATTCAATGTTGTAAATTGGATAGGGACAATACATCTAAGTCCTTCTTCAGATACTTGGATAGAAACGAGAAAAACTGAAAAAATATCTGATATTGAAGGATCTTATAATTCTGCTATTCAACAGTTGGGAGTTGATACCAACACTGGTCTTTCGCCCATAGATTGGGGATCTTGGGAAACAACTTGGACTGGTTCACAAACAACAAATGGGCCAGCACTATTCACACAACAAACTGGATCAACTTTAACATCTTCAACTGATTGGATTGCTACCTCAGGTTTACATCAATCTCGCAATCCTGCAAATGGTGCGATGATGCAAAGTCAGGATAGAACTAATACTTACAAAGATAGTTTTATTAATTTTTCAAATCAAACTACAATCACATCAAGAAATCAAACTAGACAAGGAATTCAATATGGTGTCACATCAAGATTTGATACAACAAATCTTGGTGATAGAGTAATTTCTAGAGACATTATAACTCATATGAGATCAAGAAATATTGAAGTTATCGCAAAAAGACTTAAACCAAATAGTCAATTTTATGCATTCTTTGATAATATTGATATGTCAAATTATATTATCCCTAAACTTTTAGAAGTTTCAATGATAAGTGGTACATTTTCTACTGGAGAAACTGTCATAGGTATTTTGGGATCAAAATCAATCAAATTCAGATTAGCATCTCAAAATCACAAATATGGACCATACAATTCACCATCTGAATACTATTCAATTAATCCATATGATTCATCGAGCACAATTTCATCAAGTTATTCTTCAACTACTGGTTTATTGAATGTTGATACTGCAAGTTTAGAATTGCAATCAAATTCTAGTTTTTATGGATGTGTTTCTAATGGAATGCGTTTAATTGGACAAACTAGTGGAGCAATTGCAGATATAAAAAATCTTAGATTGATTAGTGATAATTCTGGAACTTTTATTGGATCACTATTTATTCCGGACCCAACTTCACCATCAACTCCAGTATTTACCACAGGAAATAAAACATTCACACTTACTACAAGTTCAACAAATTCCACAATTTCTGGATTTGCTCAAAGTTCTGCAGAAACTAATTTCTCATCAAGTGGAACATTGGATAATGTAGAATCAACTACTCTTCGTATTCGTAATGCAAACATATCTAGAGATGTAAAAACCGATGATAGAAAAACATCGGAAACAGATACAAGACTTGTGGCAAGTACATCATTTATAAACAGAACTGTAACCCAAACTAGATGGGTAGATCCACTTGCAGAATCATTTGAAGTATCGGATCCAAATGGGGTATATGTAACAAAATGTGATATTTTCTTCAAATCAAAATCTACAAATAATCTTCCAATTACTTTACAAATAAGAACAATGAGTACTGGTTTGCCAACACAAACCATTCTACCATTTGCGGAAGTTATTTTAGATCCAGATAAAGTTCGCATTTCAGATGATGCTTCCGTTCCAACTACTTTTACATTCCCATCTCCTGTTTATCTAGAAACCGCAAATTCATATGCTGTTGTTCTTTTGTCGGCTTCAGATGAGTATAATGTTTGGATTTCAAGAATGACCGAAACTGATGTTTCAACTTTGACCAGACCAGAAGCAGAAAGAATTGTTGTGGCACAACAACCACTTCTAGGTTCTTTATTCAAATCACAAAATGGTTCTACTTGGGATGCAAGTCAACTTGAAGATTTGAAGATGACACTTTATCGTGCAAATTTTGTAACAAGTTCTGCGTCCGTAAGATTTTATAATCCAAATTTAGATATTGGAAATAATCAAATTGCAGCACTGAGACCAAATCCAATTCAAATGTATTCAAAATCGAGTTTGGTTGGAATTGGAACTAGCATTTCTGCTGCTGATCAAGCAAATCTAATTAATGGAGTTCAAATTTTCCAGAAAAATAATTCTAATTTTTCTGGAAAATTGAGATCAGTCTTAGGTGGTATTAGTACTGGGGCAACAGGAACACTAACTATAACAAATCCCGGAAGTGGATATACTAGTGGATCCGTCACATTCCAAAATAAAAATTTAGTTGCCGTCAGTGGATACGGTCAAGGTGCTAAGGCAAATCTCACTGTAATTGGTGGTGTCGCAGTAGCTGCAACAGTTTCTGTTGGTGGCACTGGATATGCAATTGGCGATGTTTTAAGTATTGCTTCTACGGATACTGGAAATCTTGGAAAAAATCTTCTCATTACAATTCCAAATACTGCTGGTATTATTACTTCAATAAATTCTTTAATTGTTGATAATATTCAAGGAAAAATTGATTCCACAGATTCGACAAAATATATCACCTATAATGGACAAACTGGTATTGTCACAATGGCGAATGCGAGCGTAACCTCACTTATTGACATTACTACTGGTCTGAGAATTAAAGTAAATCATAATAATCATGGAATGTATTCTTCACAGAACAAAGTTACTTTAAGTGGAATTGAGCCAGATTTATCTCCATTAAAATTATCTGCATCGTATAGTTCCTCTTCAACCTCGGATATCCCATTATCATCCTCTGTTGGAATATTCACAAGTTTTGAAAATATTCCAGTTGGTTCAGCAAATACTGGTTATGTTATTATTAAAAATGAAATCATAGGTTATACTGGAGTAAATACTTCCACTAATAGTTTAACTGGAATTGCGAGAGGTCCAATTGCAGGATCATATTCTGCAAATGATTTAGTATTTAAATATGAACTTAATGGTGTATCTTTGAAGAGAATTAATAAAACTCATACAATCACAGATTCTTATCCTATAGATTTGGATGAATATAATTTAATATTAGATACATCTATTGATGGTGCAGACAGAACTACTTCGAATGTAAATGGATATCCAGAATTATTCTTCTCACAAAGAAAATCCGGAGGAACGTATGAATCGACAAATCCGATAGTTGGATTCGAAAAAGGTCCAAAAGCAACACAAAATATTCCATTTAGTATTATAAGACCAAATATCCAAACATTATTGCCACAGACTACCAATATTAGTGCAAGAATTAGAACTTTCTCCGGAACAAGTGCTGATGGAACGGAAACCTCATTTGTAGATCAAGGATTTGAAGATATTTCATTAAATTCAAATAATATTTTAAATTCCACTAGAATTATTGCTTCTAAAATAAATGAATCTAATAATCTCGGAAATTATCCAGGAGCAAAATCATTTACATTAGAGATGGTACTTTCTACAGGAGACCCCAAAGTATCTCCAATGATTGATCTGGATAGAGTGAATATTATCACCATTATGTCCAGATTAAATTCTCCAGTATCAAACTATGCTACGAATTCCAGCGTAAACAGTTTGACTGATGATCCACATGCGGCAATTTATGTTTCAAAAATCATCAAATTGAAACAGTCTGCAGATAGTTTGATGGTATTATTTGATGCATATAGAGATGCTTCTAGTGATATTAGAGTAATGTATAGATTATTGAGAGATGATACATCGTCTCAACAACAAGGTTTCGAACTATTCCCTGGGTATTCAAATCTAAACAATAATGGAGATGTAATTGATCCAAAAGACAATAATGGACTTCCAGATAAATTAGTTATACCTTCTGTTAATTTTAATGATTTAGGTAGTTATGAATTTACTGCTCATAATTTGGCACCATTTAATGGATTCCAAATCAAAATCTTAATGTCTGGAACAAATCAGGCACTTTATCCAAAAATTAAAGACCTGAGAGCAATCGCAACAAAATCATGATTCCTGTTGAAAATAATAAATCGCTATTTCGTGACGAAAAAAGCGGAGCAATTATAAATTGCTCCGACAGTGACTATCAAAATTATATAAAAGCAAAGGAAAATAAATTAAAGGAGATAGAAAAATCAAAGCAATTGGAAATTGATGTTGAAAATATTAAAAAAGATATTGATGTGATAAAAGATTTATTAATTCAATTGGTTTCTAGTAAATCCTAAATATATTAGAATGTATTAAATTTTAAATAATGGCAGCTTCCTATGTTAGTAACATCATAATCAATTCGGGAACTGATTTCACCCAAACATTTGATTTTGAAACTACTGCAAATACTCCATTGGATTTGACTGGATATACTGCATATTCTTCTATTAAAAAAAGTCCAGCATCATCAAAAATCACTGCAAGCTTTGATGTTTCATTTAATAATAGATCTTTTGGTAAATTGACAATCTCTTTAGGATCTTCAATTACTTCTGGAATAAAACCAGGAAGATATTCTTATGATATTTTATTAATAGATGCGGCTTCCATTAAAACCAGAGTTGTGGAAGGAAGTGCGATTGTAACTGCCGGCGTTACCACTGCATAAAAAAAATGGCAGATATAAGAGTAAGACTAGGAACAGAAAATGCAATTAGAGTTCCTGCCACATCTATTGTGGCAGGGGGGAAATTATATCAACTTTCCGATGTTGATGTAAGTAATGGCCAAGTTGGTGGAATGATTTTGGTATTTAATTCCACCACATTAAAATGGGAAGCAACTAGCAATCCAGTTTTAGTTGGATCATTAACTGTAAATGGAAATACTACACTTGGGCAAGTAAGTACAAATTTAAATACTTTTATTGGTATCTCGTCATTTTCGGGAAAGGTAAATATAAGTGGAAATATTACAAATACTGGCGGTGCAACATTTGATAACGTTAGAATTAATTCAAATATAATTTCATCTTTACCTGGAACTGGAGATACTTTATATATTGATCCATATCCCGATGGATTAAGCAATCAAGGCACAGTTGTTGTTAAAGGTAATCTACAAGTTGATGGTACTACTACTTCAATTAATTCAACAAGTGTAAATGCAGATGCAGATATATTAAATCTTGGTGATATAACAAGTATTAGAACAGTGATGTCTCCGGTATTGACTGGAAGTTCAACTATTACTTTAGATTCTGTTGTTGGAATTAATACTGGTGATTTAATTAGCGGAAATGCAAATCTCCCATCAAGTGGAATCACAACAATAAATTCATATAATCCATACACTAATGTTGTTTTCATTCAAGGGAATACTAGTGGATCAATTTCAACCACATCACAATTAACAATTAGACATTATTATGACACTAATACAGATAAAGGTATTTCATTTGAATATAATGTAGGTTCTGGTGTTCAAAATTATAGAAAAGGATTTTTTGGTTATAAAGACAGTACTCGTTATCTCACATATATACCAGATGCCACAATTACAGGAAATGTAGTATCTGGAACAAAAGGAACTCTTGATATAGGTTCAATTTTACTTAATTTCACTACTTCCGGAATTAGTACCAGAGGATCTGCATATTTTGATTCTTCTGGTAAATTGATTAGTACTAATTCCCCAGAAGTTGGATATGCATCCACTTCAAATTATATTTTAACGACGGACAATTCAAATGTTCCTGTGTGGACAAATGCCATAGATGGAGGTCAATATTAAAATGAATAATGAAAATGATATCGACGTAACGATTTTAATTAATACATATTCTCAAAAAATATCTTCACTTTCAATTGAAAATATTGTATTAGAATCAAAAATTCAATCTTTAATTAAAGATTTCGAAAAAGAAAAATATGATTTATTGGAACAAATAAAAGAATTACAAACAGATTCTATTAATAAATATTAAAAGAGAGGTATTTAAGTAATGGCACAACCATCATCTCGCCAAGGACTAATTGATTATTGTCTGAGAAGACTCGGTTATCCCGTTTTGGAAATTAATATTGAAGATGACCAAATTGATGATTTGGTAGATGATGCCATTCAATATTTTAATGAAAGACATTATGATGGTATTGAAAAAGTATTTTTAAAACATCAATTAAGCCAATCCCAATTAGATGCGATAAAGACAGGAGTTACAACTTCAACTGCATCATCTTCTGTTGGAATAACGACTGTAAATTACACAGAAACAAACAACTTTTTACAGTTACCAGATCACGTAATTGGTGTTAATAATGTATTTAAAGTGGATTCTAGTACAATATCAAGTGGTCTTTTCAATATTAAATATCAACTATTTTTAAATGATTTGTATTATTATGGAGCACTTGATCTATTAAATTATGCAATGGTAAAAACATATCTTGAAGATTTAAGTAGAATTATTACTCCAGATATTCAAATTAGATTTAATAAAAAAAATCATAGATTGTACTTAGATATTGATTGGAGCCAAATGAGCCCAAATAATTATTTAATTTTTGATTGCTATAGACTGGTAGATCCTTCAGATGCACCAAACATTTATAATGATTGGTGGTTAAAAAAATACTTAACCGCTTTAATGAAGAGACAATGGGGAATTAATTTAACTAAATTCAATAATGTATCTCTTCCTGGTGGTATTCAATTTAATGGAGAAAGAATTTTAAATGACGGAATAAGAGAAGTTGAAGAAGCCGAAAAACAACTTAAAGATGAATATGAAACTCCCCCAATGGATATGATAGGATAATAATATGTCTCCACTTAATCCTTATTTTTTAAATGGTTCTGTTAGTGAGCAAAGATTGGTACAGGATCTAATCAATGAACAATTAAAGATGTTTGGGCAAGATGTTGTTTATATGCCAAGAAAAATAGTCAATAAAAGTAATATATTAAAAGAAATACTTGTATCAAAATTTGATGATGCATATAGATTAGAAGCTTATATAATGAATTACCAAGGATTTGGGGGAAGAGGAGATATATTATCAAAATTTGGAGTTCAGACTACTGATGAATTAACTTTAATTATATCAAGAGAAAGATATGAAGATTTTGTTTCTAATTTTCTTGCAAATAGTGCAGAAATAGAAGTATCTACAAGACCAGAAGAAGGTGATATAATTTATTTGCCTTTAGACAATACAATATTTGAAATTAAATACGTAGAGGCTAAATCTCCATTTTATCAATTAAATAATCTTTATGTCTACGAATTGAGATGTGAAGTGTTTGATTATGAAGCAGATGAAAATATTAATACAAGCATCAGTGAAGTTGATGAATCTGTAAAAGATTTTGGATATATTACAACTTTAAATATGGTTAAATCTGAAGCAACTCCAACATCTGCAATTGTCAATCTTGCTTCCAATCTTGCGTCAGTAGTTGGTGGTTCAGTTTCTAAAATTGATTTAATTAATGATGGAACTGGTTATTTAACAACTCCAACTATTTCTATTTCTCGTGCGATTTCAGGAGGAGTAAATGCAACTGCAGTTGCAATTATGACTCATCGTTCCAACCAAACCGGAAGTTCAATTGATAGAATATTAATTACAAATCCAGGAATTGGATATACGGTTACGCCATCGGTTACGATTTTAAGTTCAAGTGGATCTGGCGCAATAGCAACGGCGATTTTATCTTCTGGTTCTTTGGGTACATTTGAAATTATTAATCGTGGTGTAGGATATTCCACTAGTCCTACAGTAACAATATCGGCAGCACCTTATGGGGGAATAGATGCAAAAGCAGAATGCGTAATCAATTCTCTCGGGATAGTAACTGCTATTAGATATAGCAATGCCGGATCTGGTTATACAATAGCACCTTCAGTTTCTTTCTCATCTCCTATTGGAATATCTACGGGAAATTATGTATTTAATGAGGTGGTTAAGGGAGTTTCTACAGGAACAACTGCACACGTTTCGGATTGGGATTATGATACAAGAATACTTAAAGTCAAAATATCAAATGGATCTTTTTCTTTGGGCGAATCTATAATTGGTATGGGCACAAATTATGGTGGATCTGAGGCCAATTATAGACTTTTTTCGATTGACGTTCAAGATGAATATGATCCATATGCGGAAAATATTCCTATCGAATCCGAAGCAGATGTATTTTTGGATTTTAGTGAGCATAATCCTTTTGGGGATTTTTAAATCTAAATAATTAATAAAAGGTTATTATTATGCTAGGAGAATATTATTATCACGAAATAATTAAAAAAACCATAATTGCATTTGGAACTTTGTTTAATAACATCAACATTAAACATAAAAACCAAGATGGTAGTGATCATAGTATAATAAAAGTTCCTATTGCATATGGTCCAGTAGAGAAATTTATAGCAAGATTAGAACAGAAACCAGATTTAAGAAAGAGAGTTTCTATTGTTTTGCCAAGATTGGCATTTGAAATGACTAGTATTCAATATGATAATACTAGAAAAGTTTCTACTATGCAAACTTTCAAAGCATTGAGTTCCACAGATAATCAGACAGTTAAGAAAGTTTTTATGCCTGCCCCATATAATATTGGAATTCAACTTTCTATTATGACGCAATATAATGACGATGCTTTGCAAATTGTTGAGCAAATCCTTCCGTATTTTCAGCCATCTTTTAATTTAACTTTAGATTTGGTTTCTTCTATAGGAGAAAAAAGAGATGTTCCGATGATACTCGAAAATATAAATTTTAAAGATAATTATGATAGTGGTTATGAAGAAAAAAGAATTATAATTTATGATTTGAATTTTACTGCTAAAACTTATTTGTTTGGACCTATTCCAGACAATACGGAAGGATTTATCAAAAAAGTTCAGGTGGATTATTATTCCGATACGGACACTAAAAATTCATCTAGACAGCTTCGTTATGTTGCAGAACCAAGAGCAATTAAAGATTATAATACAGATAATACAACTTCTCTTGCACAAGATATAGATGATAAAATTACCAAATTTATAGTAAATGATGCAACTTCTCTTTCAGAAAATACCTACATAGAAATTGATGATGAAGAGATGTATATTAAATCAATATCTGGAAATACTATTACTGTTTTGAGAGGTGAAGATAACTCTTCCGTAGTTTCACATTTAAATGGATCATATATAAATCTTATTAATATTGAGGATAATAATTTGATTGAACAAACAGATGATTTTGGATTCGATGAATATCGTTTTGACTATGGTGATGGTAAAATTTATAGTCCATCTAAAGGTATTGATATATGAAAAATAATTTTGATAAAATCAACGAGTCTTTGGATATTGAAGCAACAGTTACTGCAAAGGAAATTATAAAACAATCAAAAAAAGATTTAAAAAATATACAGAATAAAGATGAATCGGAATTAGATTTTGAATACATTAGAGGAACACTTTATAGTTTAATTGAAAAAGGACAAGAAGCGGCGACTAGTCTTTTGGAAATAGCACAAGATGGACAACAACCAAGAGCATATGAAGTTTTTGGGCAATTAATTAAAAATGTTGCTGATTCTACGGATAAACTTATGGACATTCACCAAAAAATGAAGGATCTTAAAAAGGAAGATAAATCCAATCCAAAAAATGTTACAAATGCTCTTTTTGTTGGATCTACCGCAGAATTACAAAAATTACTTAAACAGGGTGTTATAGATTCTAAATAGTTAAAAAATTTTCACATGAAAAGTTTTAAGGAATTTATAAAAGAAGCAAATCCTATTTGCAATAAAACGAAAGCAAAAATAAAATGCCCAGTTCATGGAATGAACGATTGTTCAGGTCATTCTAATAATAATGAAAACCACGTAGAAGAAAATTTAAAAATAAAATCACACAGTACAGTAAAAGAAATTGCAAAAAAACATAGGCTTGATGTTTCTTTTATAAAAAATCAACTTGAAATGGGAATTAAAATTGAGCACGAACACACAAAAGATAAAGATTTAGCAATTGATATTGCTTTGCAACATTTGAATGAAATACCAGATTATTATACACGTTTGAAAAAAATGGAATCTTCCGCAAAAAAAGATCATAATAAATTTAAAGATGTGAAAGTGCAAAAAAATTATTCAATAGCAACTACTCATCCTGGAAATTTTCCAGAAGAAAAGCAATATAAAAATGAATCAGTGACTATTGAAGATGCGAATGGCAATACCTTTTTGGAAATTATTGATTTGATTAAACCAGAAAAAATGAAGGGTGTTAGTGAAGAAACAAAATCCGGTGATTCATCTCTCCACGATTGGTTTTCAAAAAGCAAATCAAGTGATGGAAAACCAGGATGGGTTCAGTTAGGAGGAAGATACGCAGGCAAACCTTGTGCTAAACAACCAGGACAAACCACAAAACCAAAATGTGGTTCATCAAAAATGGCTGCAAATATGTCCGATAAGGAAGAAGAAGCAGCAGCAAGAAGAAAAAGAAAAGAAGACCCAAATCCAGAAAGAAGTGGAAAGGCAAAAAATGTTGCAACCGAAGAATTTGTAAATGAAGATGCTTGTAAAGAAAAAGTGAAATCTAGATATAAAATATGGCCTTCTGCTTATGCATCTGGTGCGTTAGTAAAGTGCCGTAAAGTTGGTGCAGCAAATTGGGGAAATAAAAAAGAAAAAAGCAATGTATCCGAAAACTATCTAAGGATACAGACTCGCGGAACAACTTATAGTATAATTCTTAATTGGAGAGGTAAGTATATTACAACTCAAATGTTCTTCCAACAATTTACTAGACCAACAAAAGCAGAAGTAACAAGAGAAGTCAATAAAGTTTACCCAAATGCTATTGTTTTAGCATTCAATCCATCATTAAAGGATCCAACAAAACCATTACTATTTACAGGTCAAACTAATGAACCCAGATAATATTGAACTTGATAATTTGAGTAAAATTTTTGAATATGAAAAAATATCAAGAGAACTGGAATCTTGCACTAACATTGATTTATTGAAAAATATTTGTAGATGTTATGTGAAGCTTTATTTCAAGCAACAGGAAACACTAACATTACTAGACATAAAAGAATTTGAGGTAAAATAAATATGAGTAGTGGTGATCAGTATCTAGGCAATCCTTTACTAAAAAAAGCAAATACACCAATAGAATTCACTAAGAATGATATTGAACAGTATATAAAATGCAAAAAGGATCCAGTATATTTTGCAAAAAATTATATAAAAATTGTTTCTCTTGATCATGGTCTTGTGCCTTTTAATATGTACAAGTTTCAAGAAAAACTTATTAAGAATTTCCATGATCATAGATTCAATATCTGCAAAATGCCAAGGCAGTCTGGAAAATCTACCACTGTCGTTTCTTATTTACTTCATTACGCAATATTTAATGATAACGTCAATATTGCGATTCTTGCTAATAAAGCGTCTACTGCTAGAGACCTTCTCGGAAGACTTCAACTAGCATACGAAAATCTCCCCAAATGGATGCAGCAAGGCGTCCTGATATGGAACAAAGGATCCTTAGAGCTTGAGAATGGTTCTAAGATTGTTGCCGCCTCTACTAGCGCATCTGCGGTTCGTGGTGGATCTTATAATATTGTATTTTTGGACGAATTTGCGTTTGTTCCAAATAATGTTGCAGATGAATTTTTTAGTTCGGTTTATCCCGTAATATCATCTGGTAAATCTACCAAGATGATTATTGTTTCTACACCTCACGGGATGAATCATTTTTATAAAATTTGGCATGATGCCGAAAGGAAAAAGAATGAATATATCTCAACAGAAGTTCATTGGAGTGATGTTCCGGGTAGGGATGAAGAATGGAAACGCCAAACAATAGCCAACACAAGCGATCAACAATTTGCAGTTGAATTTGAGTGTGAATTTCTTGGTTCTGTTGGAACTTTAATTAATGCAACAAAACTAAGAAATTTAGTATATGACGATCCAATAGAAAAAAGTGGAGGATTGGATGTATATGAAGAGCCAAAAGAAGACCACACTTATATAATGACGGTGGATGTTTCTAGAGGAGTAGATAATGATTATTCAGCATTTGTAGTTTTTGATATAACTACATTTCCGTATAGAATAGTTGCAAAATACAAAAACAATGAAATCAAACCTATGCTTTTTCCAAATATTATTTTGGATGTAGCAAGAGCATACAATAAAGCTTTTGTTTTAGCTGAAGTTAATGATATTGGCGAACAAGTAACAAGTATTTTGCATTTTGATTTGGAATACGATAATATTCTAATGTGTGCGATGAGAGGTAGAGCAGGGCAATTAGTTGGACAAGGATTTTCTGGAAAGAAAACTCAATTGGGTGTGAAAATGTCCAAGACAGTAAAGAGAGTGGGTTGCTCCAACTTGAAGACAATTATAGAAGATGACAAATTAATATTCAATGATTATGATATTATTAGCGAATTAACAACTTTCATTCAAAAAAATCAATCATTTGAAGCAGAAGAAGGATCAAATGATGACTTGGTAATGTGTTTAGTTATCTTTGCTTGGTTGGTAGTTCAAGACTACTTCAAGGAGATGACAGAAAATGATGTCCGCAAAAGAATATATGAGGATCAAAAGGAACAAATAGAGCAGGATATGTCTCCTTTTGGGTTTATTACTGACGGTCTAAATAATGAAAACACCTTTGTTGACACCGAAGGAGATACTTGGAAAGTTATTGGTGGAAATCAACTTCAAGGTGATGAAAATGGATGGCATCTTGATGAATATGGGGATAGATCATATATGTGGGAGTATAGGTAAGTTTAGCAATTTATAAATACTTCTAGACAAAATGAAACTTCTTTAGAGGGAAAGACATGTCGCTAAACTTAGTATCTCCAGGGGTCAATATAAGAGAAGTTGACTTAACTATTGGGGGAATTACTGCATCAAGTGAGCAGGTTGGCGCAATAGCAGGTCCATTTTCAAAAGGACCAGTCAATGTACCTATTTTAATTCAGAACGAGCAGGATCTTCTTAATACATTCGGAAGACCACTTTCTACTGATTCTCAATATGAGTATTGGTTGAGTGCTTCTTCATACTTATCATATGGTGGTATTCTCAGAGTTCTCAGAACAGATGGAAATACATTAAATAATTCAAATGCTTCAGCGGTTGGTAATGGATCAACCACTTTGAAAATTTCTTCATATGAAGATTATATTAATAATTATTCAACAGCATCTTCTTGGTCTTATGCATCAAGAAATCCAGGAAGTTGGGCAAATAATTTAAAAGTTTGTGTAATTGATGCTGCCTCTGACCAAAGAGTTGCAATTGGAACTTTTGGATTATCGGTTGGATATGGAATGACCGTTGGATTGAATACTTCATATGCCAATACAGATGGTACTGTTGGTTCATCTATTGGTTATTTGAGGGGGATTATTACCAATATCGGAAATCAATATGTTGATGTAAAAATAACTGATAGATACGATAATGCTACTGGAACATCAAGTTTAGTTTCATATTCGCAAAATAGTATTAATTCTTTCCAATCTGGTGTTGGTGTAGCCTATATCAAAACATCTTCTGGAGTTTCAACCTCAGTTGAAGTAAATAGATTTTATGGGTCTGTAAGTACTGGTTCTTCAATCATTTTACCACCATCAATTTCAGTATCGCTCCCTACCGTTTCTATTGGCAATTTAGTTCAAACAGTAAGTAATGGAATTTTAAATGAATCTACTATTGTAGGTCTAAGTACAACTCTTGTGAATGGTTCTTTACAGACAACTATTGTAACTTCCAATACTGCTGTAGGTGTTGGCACAAATGTCCAATTTGTAATAAAAACTCCATCAGCATCTGGAATCAATTTTACAACCGACCCATCAACTCCAACTGTTGTATCTGATTGGTATAATCTCCAAACTCTTGGTCTTACAAATTCAACAGTTTATTGGAAGACAATTGCAGAAAAGCCTGCAACTTCGCAATATGTAAATGATAGAAGTGGAAAAAATGATGAGATTCACATAGTAGTTGTAGATGATAGTGGTTCTGTTACTGGAATTGCTGGCAACATTGTAGAGAAATTTACATATCTATCAAAGGCATTTGATGGTAAAATTTCACCAACTCAATCTGTATATTATAAGGATTTTATTTCTGCAAATTCTAATTATATTTTCGCAGGTGCTGCTCCTACTGGTTCTGCTACTGGTTTTACAAGTACTACCGGATATACAAATACTAATGTTGGTAACTGGGCACAAAATGCTCAAGGTACGACTTTTTCTGGAGTAGGAAATGTTTCTTATAATTTAACTGGTGGTGTTGATTATTCTTCTTCTGGTGGGATGAGTGCCACTCTTGCTAATATCATTTCTTCTTATAATGTTTTATTGAATCCAGCAGAATACCAAGTTAATTTCCTAATTAATGGTCCTTCTGGTGGTGCAACAATCTATGAATCTCAAGCAAAAGCAAATGCTTTAATTGCAATTGCCGAAGCAAGAAAGGATTGCGTTGCTGTAATTTCTCCCCACAAATCTGGAATTGTAAATATTACAAATTCCGATACTCAAACTACTAATATTATTAATTTCTTTGATCCCATCACATCCAGTTCTTATGCTGTATTTGATAGTGGTTATAAGTATATGTTTGATAGATTCAACAATACTTTCAGATACATTCCCTGCAATGCCGATGTTGCCGGTCTAATGGCTAGAACATCAATCAACCAATATTCTTGGTTCTCTCCTGCCGGCGCCTCTAGGGGTGCAATTAATGGTGCTGTAAAGCTTGCTTACAATCCTTCAAAGGCACAAAGGGATCTATTGTATCCAAAGAGAATTAATCCCATTATTTTCTCTCCTGGTGCTGGTATTATTCTTTATGGCGATAAAACTGCACTTTCATACACGTCCGCTTTTGATAGAATTAACGTTCGTCGTTTATTCCTTACAATTGAATCCACAATCGAAAGAGCAGCAAGAGCGCAGTTGTTTGAATTTAATGATATAATCACAAGATCAAACTTTGTAAATATTGTTGAACCATATCTTCGTGATGTAAAATCAAAGAGAGGTATTATTGACTTCTTGGTTGTTTGTGACGAAACAAATAACACTCCCGACGTAATTGATGGAAATCAGTTTAGAGCTGATATCTTTGTTAAGCCTGCAAGATCAATTAACTTCATCGGACTTACCTTTGTTGCTACACGCACAGGTGTAAGTTTTGAAGAAGTTGTTGGAAACGTTTAATTCAATAGAGGAAACCCACAATGGCTAATTTAAACATTCCAAATACAAAAGATAGAACCCTTGATCAATTCAAGGGAAGAATGATTGGGGGTGGAGCGAGACCTAATTTATTTGAATGTGAATTGTTTTTTCCTTCCGATTCAATTCCAGTAGGAACCACCGAAGACGCACTTTCAGATAAGACTAGATTTCTTGTCAAAGCCGCAAGTCTTCCTGCTTCCACTCTTGGAGTTATTGATGTTCCATTTAGAGGAAGAAATCTCAAAATTGCTGGAGATAGAACATTTGATCCTTGGACTATTACTGTAATTAATGATTCTGATTTTACAATCAGAACTGCCTTCGAAAGATGGATGAACCTTATCAACAAACACGAAGATAATGCTGGAAAAAATAATCCAGTGGATTATCAGAAAGAGGTTTTTGTAAAGCAATTTGGAAGAGCTTTAACTAATGGATCAACTCCAACAAGTGCAACTCAAATTCCAGTATTGAAGCAATATAAATTTTATGGAGTTTTCCCAACTTCAGTAAGTGATATTGCACTTTCATATGATTCTTCAGATACAATTGAAGAATTTACTGTTGATCTCCAAGTTCAATGGTGGGATGCTCTTGATCCTGTTGGCGCAACTCAGCTTGGAACTGGAGCATAAATAATAAAAACTGATTTAATTATTGATGGCTAAACTATTTGGATTTAAAATACAAGATACTGGAGTAGATAAATCAAAAAGTATTATCTCTCCAGTACCACCCAATGAAGAAGATAAGTCAGATTTTTATCTTCAAAGTGGATTTTATGGTCAATATGTAGACATTGAAGGTGTTTATAAAAGTGAGCAAGATTTAGTAAGAAGATATCGTGAGATGGCACTTCATCCAGAATGTGATAGTGCCATTGAAGATGTGGTAAATGAAGCAATTGTATCAGATTTGAATGATTCTCCAGTAGAGATTGAACTTTCAAATCTTCCAGCTTCAGATAAACTAAAACAAATCATTAGAGATGAATTTAAAACAATTAAAGATATTTTAGATTTTGATAGGAAATCACACGAAATTTTTAGAAATTGGTATATTGATGGGAGAATTTTTTATCATAAAGTTATCGATCTAAAAAAACCAGAAGAAGGAATCAAAGAAATAAGATATATCGATCCACTTAAAATTAGATTCATTCGTAGAGCAGAGCAATCTGGACCAAATGCAAACTTTCCCACTCCTCTAAGTGCAAGTAAAGATCCCATTGATATCTATCAAGCACCAAAAATAGAAGAGTATTATCTATATGATCCAAATGCCGCTATGGGTAGCGGCGGATCAATTTCATTTAGAAATGAATCAAAAAGTGTAAAAATTGCAAAGGATGCGATTACATTTATCACATCTGGACTTGTAGACCGCAATAAACAAACGGTTCTTTCTTATCTTCATAAAGCAATTAAAGCACTTAATCAATTAAGAATGATTGAGGATAGTCTTGTAATTTATAGATTATCTCGTGCCCCAGAACGTAGAATTTTCTACATTGATGTGGGCAATCTACCAAAAATCAAAGCTGAGCAATATCTTCGTGATGTGATGAATCGTTATAGAAATAAACTTGTCTATAATGCCGATACCGGAGAAATTCGTGATGACCGTAAGTATATGGCGATGCTTGAAGATTTTTGGTTACCACGTAGAGAAGGTGGTCGTGGAACAGAAATCACTACACTTCCAGGTGGGCAAAATCTTGGAGAACTTGCTGATATTGAATACTTTCAAAAGAAACTTTATAAATCTCTAAATGTCCCATCAAGTAGAATTGACGTTGGTGGTGGTGGATTCAATCTTGGAAGATCTTCTGAAATTTTAAGAGACGAACTCAAATTTACAAAGTTTGTAGGAAGACTGAGAAAGAGATTTTCTCAGATGTTTAATGATTTCTTAAAAACACAACTGATTTTAAAAAATATTATTACCCCAGAAGATTGGGAATCACTATCTGAACATATTCAATATGATTTTGTTTATGATAATCATTTTTCGGATTTAAAAAATAATGAGCTTCTAAATGATCAATTGGGTGTGGTTGCTGCGATGCAACCATATGTCGGAACTTATTTTTCAGCACAATATGTAAGACAAAAAGTTCTCAGACAGTCAGACACTATTATGAAAGAAATTGATGAGCAGATCAAAAAAGAAATTAAAGATGGTATTATACCAGATCCAGCAACTATTGATCCATCCACTGGTATGCCTTTCCAAGATAATACCGGTGGAATGGATTTGGGGCAGCCAATGATGGAACCAGACTTAGAAAAGCAAGGAAAATCCACGGAAATCAAGATGCCCAAAGGCGGAGAAATATAAATAGTTTTTAGTTATTAATATATTATAACAGTATGGACGATTTAATAGATATGATTGCTTCTGGTGATTCACAATCACAAGTTTCTGATCGGATTAAAGATATTCTTTTTGCCAAAAGTGCAGAAAGAATAGATGCAGTAAGACCGTATGCTGCTGCTAGTCTTTTTGGTGAAGAAGATTCAGAAACATATGAAGATGACGAGTCTGATGAGGATGAAGATGAATACGAAGATGAGGAAGACTAATGAGTTTTAGAATTGTACAAACAGTTAGTGCAGTAAATGCTGCCGCTGGAACTACTGCGACATCTAATCCTATTGCTCTTCAATCTGGATATATTCGTATTTCTTGTGGATCAACTGCTGCCTACATTCAGATTTCTGAAAATCCAGTGGCAACCGCAAATGATTTTATGATTGTTCCAAATAGTTCAGAAGTTTTAAAGCAAAGAGTTGCTAAACAAAGAATTTCTGGAATTACTACAGGAACAACAACAATTCTTGATTTTGGGGAAAATAATGGTAATCCATTTATTGTTGGTGATTATGTAACAATTCAAAATGCATATCCCGCAGGGATTAATACAGTCCATAGCCAAGTGATTGCATCAAATACATCAAATATTACTTTGAATTATAATAGTACTTCAGTTGTTGGGGTTGCATTAACAAATGCTTCCGTTTCTAGAAGTGTGAAAGTTTCTGTATTTGCCCCAGCAGCAACAACTGTAAGTATTGCAGAAATTCAAACCGCATCAGTAACCTAAAATGAAACTAATCACAGAAGAAGTCCAAAAAGTAGAATTTATTGTTGAGGGAACAGGATCTTCCAAAAAAATGTTTATTGAAGGTATATACCTTCAAGGAAATATGAAAAATCGTAATGGGAGAGAATATCCAGTTGATATTCTTGATCGTGAAGTAAAAAGATATAATGAATCTTTTATCCAAAAAGGTCGTGCTCTTGGTGAACTTGGTCATCCAGATGGACCAACAATTAATTTGGATCGTGTTTCTCATAAAATTACTTCACTCGTTCGTGAAGGAAACAATTTTAAGGGAAGATCTCAATTACTTTCTACTCCTATGGGCAAAATTGCACAATCACTTATTGGTGAAGGTGTAACTCTTGGTGTTTCTTCTCGTGGTGTTGGTTCATTAATTCAAACGAATGAAGGACATAAAGTTGTTGGTGAAGATTTCATGTTAGCAACCGCTGCTGATATTGTTGCAGATCCATCTGCTCCTGATGCTTTTGTTCAGGGAATTATGGAAGGCAAAGAATGGGTGTGGGATGGTGGAATTTTAAGAGAACAATTTGTAGAAAAAACATATAAAACAATAAATACATTAGTTGATAAAAAAATACTTAATGAGCACAAAGTAAAATTATTTAATAATTTTCTTTCAAATCTTTAAATTATAAATAAATATAGATTTAACAAAGGTAAATCGGAGAGTTCAAATGTCCCGTGGTAAAAACTTACAAGAAATGGAAATAGGCACTACACAATCTCGTACTGCTGTAAATGCTAATGCAAAGGCGGCAGAACCAATGCAAAAGTTGAGCACAGGAATTCCTGATGGTCAAACTGGTAGTTGGGAAGATCTTGGAGGACCAGATCCTTCAAATTATAGACCAGACGACGATTCTGCTAAACTTAAGACTCCTGGCGCAACCCTTAAGCAAGTTAAGGATGTCGTAAATAAGGGAGCAAAAGCAGCAGATGCAATGAAAACTGGTGCTGTAAAAGAAGATTCTGAATATGATGATGAAGATGAAGAACTCTTAGAAGCTGCCAAAGAAGAAGATGATGAAGAAGAAGATGATGAAGAAGAAGACGGAAAAATGAATAAGAAAAAATCTTCCAAAAAATCAAAATCTTCAAAAGAAGATGATGACGATGATGATGAAGAAGATGACGACGAAGAGGAAGAAGATGGCAAGAAGAAAATGGAAGAATCCATTAGTATTGAAGAGGATGTCGATGCTCTTCTTGCCGGTGAAGAACTATCTGAAGAATTTAGAGATAAAGCAAAGTTAATCTTTGAAGCAGCAATTAATTCAAAGATTTCTGAAATTTATGAATCTCTAGAAGCTCGTTATGAAACTCAACTTGTCGAGCAAGTTGAAGAAATTAAATCAGAATTGACCGAAAGAGTTGATTCTTATCTTGAGTATGTAGCCGATGAGTGGTTACAGGAAAATGCTCTTGTCGTAGAGCAAGGACTTAAGACTGAAATGACCGAATCATTCCTTCAAGGAATGAAGGGTCTTTTTGAAGATCATTATGTATCAATCCCTGAAGATAAATATGATGTAATCGAGAGTATGGTAGATAAACTTGATGAAATGGAGACCAAACTCAATGAGCAAATCGAAAGAAATATTGCTCTAAACCAAAGACTAGCAGAATCGGTTGCCGATGTAATTTTAAGTGACGTTTCCGAAGGTCTTGCGACCTCTCAGAAAGATAAACTCGCTTCCCTATCTGAAAGTGTTGAGTTTGAAAGTGAGGCAGACTATCGTGAGAAGCTAGTAACATTGAGGGAAGCATATTTCCCAAGAAATGCTGGCACTCAAAAAGGGTATTCGGAAGTAATTTCTGAAGAAGCAAATTACAGTCAACCAGTTTCTGGTGCGATGGAATCTTATCTTCAGACACTTTCCAGAGTTTCTAAAAAGTGATTTTTAGATTATAAATCAAACTAACAATTTCCAAAAGAGGTAAAACAAATGCAAATGTTCAATGCAGAACAATTGCAGGAGAAGTGGGCACCACTCCTTAATTATGAGGGTCTTGATAAAATCAAGGACTCACATCGTAGAATGGTAACCGCAGTCCTGCTCGAAAACCAAGAAAAATTCCAAAGAGAGGAGCGTGAGTTCCTTTATGAATCCCCAACCAACTCAGCTGGTACTGGTGGTTTCTCAAATACTGGTACTGGAGCTGTTGCTACTGGTCCTGTTGCAGGTTTCGACCCTGTTCTAATCAGCTTGATTCGTCGTTCTATGCCCAACTTGGTCGCTTATGACCTTGCTGGCGTACAGCCAATGAATGGTCCTACTGGACTTATCTTTGCGATGCGTTCACGTTACACCAACCAAACTGGAACTGAAGCCTTCTTCAACGAAGTAGATACTTCATTCTCTGGTGAAAATGCAGGTCAGAATCTTACAGGTTCCTTTACTGATGGTGTTGCTGGTTTTGGTACTACTTCAAACCCAGCAGGTACAAATCCAGGTCTTCTTAACCCAGTAGGAGTTGCGGCAACCAACACCTATGCTACTGGTCAAGGTATGAATACTGGAGACGCAGAAAACCTTGATGGTAGTGGTGCTGCTGCGTTTAACCAGATGGCATTCTCAATCGAGAAAGTCACTGTTACTGCAAAGTCACGCGCTCTGAAAGCTGAGTATTCACTAGAACTCGCACAAGACCTCAAGGCTATCCACGGTCTAAACGCAGAAGCAGAACTTGCTAACATTCTCTCAACTGAAATCCTTGCAGAAATCAACAGAGAAGTTATTCGTACAATCTACAAGATTGCTGAGCAAGGCGCTGCTGTTAATACTGCAACCGCTGGTATCTTTGACCTTGATGTTGATTCTAACGGTCGTTGGTCTGTTGAGAAGTTCAAAGGTCTTCTTTTCCAAATCGAGCGTGATGCTAACGCAATCGCACAAAGAACTCGTAGAGGAAAGGGTAATATGATTCTCTGCTCTGCTGACGTTGCTTCTGCACTCACCATGGCAGGTGTTCTTGATTACACCCCTGCTCTTAACGCTAACCTTAACGTTGATGATACTGGCAATACCTTCGCTGGTATTCTTCAGGGTAAGTATCGTGTATATATTGATCCATATTCTGCAAACGTATCTGCTAACCAGTATTACGTTGTAGGTTATAAGGGTTCTTCCCCTTATGACGCTGGTCTATTCTATTGTCCTTATGTTCCTCTCCAAATGGTTCGTGCCGTTGGTGAGAACAGCTTCCAACCAAAAATTGGATTCAAGACTCGTTACGGAATCGTTGCTAACCCATTTGCTGAAGGCACCAACCAAGGATCTGGTCGTCTTCTTGCTAATGCTAACCGTTACTACCGTCGTGTACGTGTTGACAATTTAATGTGAGTCTTCTCACGTTTCTTTTACAAGGGACCCCAATATGGGGTCCTTTTTTTATGAAAATAAATAGAAATAAAAATGTCTCAAACTCCTTGGTCTAAGCAATTATCAAATAGAAACTTTTTGTCTCCAGTTGGATTCAAATTTTCTGTTACAAAATTACCAAAAGTAGATTTCTTTTCAAATTCAGCAGAAATTCCAGGAATTAATCTTGGTGTTGCAATGCAACCAACATATCTCAAAGATATTCCAGTTCCAGGTGATAAAATAACTTATGATGACTTTTCTTTAGAATTTTTTATAGATGAAAACTTAGAAAATTATCTTGAAGTTCATAAGTGGTTAAGGGGACTTGGTTATCCATATAGCATTCAAGAATTTATAGATTTAAAAAATAATAATGAATATTTGCCGGATAATGCGGGAAAAAATTCATATAATGAATATTCAGATGCTACTTTGTTCATATACAACAGCAATTTTAATATTATATCGCAAGTTCATTTTAAAGACTTATTTCCAATAAGTTTATCCACAGTTCAATTTGATTCAAAGGAATCTGATATTAATTACGTGACAGCAAGGGTCCAATTTAAGTATTCTATATATGATATAGTTGTTTTATGATTTATGAATCTTGATGAAATTCAATCGTTATGGGAAGAAGACGCAAAAATAGATCCAGATAATTTACACGAAGAATCAATCAAAATACCTTCACTTCACGCAAAATATTATAAAATTTATAATAATATTCTTCTTCTTAAAAAATTAGAAGAAAACAAATTTAAAATATTAAAAAAAGAAAAATGGATGTATTTTTCTGGAAAATCAAATCCTGAAGTTTATGTAAAAAATCCATTTGATTATAAGGTATTACGACAGGATATAGATAAGTATATGGATGCCGATGAGGACATTTTAAAATCCATATCAAAAATAGAATATTACCAAACAATGTTGAATTATTTGGATAGTATTCTGAAAGCAATAATGAATAGAACTTATCAAATAAAAAATAGTATTGAATATATGAGGTTTACCGCAGGTTATGGTTGATTTAATTATACAAAAAAAGAATGAAATTTATATCAAAATAGAAGCAGAACCACATATACATCAAGAGTTATTTGATTATTTTACTTTTGAAGTTCCTGGTGCAAAGTTTATGCCACAGTATAGAAACAAATACTGGGATGGAAAAATTCATTTATACAGCAATCACACTGGGGAAATTTATGCGGGATTGCTTGATAAAGTTGTATCTTGGGCAAAAAAATCAGATTACAAAGTAGAGTTCAAACATAATAAATTTTACGGTGATCCATTTGAAGAAAATGAAAATATATCCAGAGAGGGTGTAAAAGATTACATTAATTCAATTTGTAAATATTCACCAAGAGAGTACCAAATTGATGGAGTTTATGATGCTTTAAAATATAATCGTAAACTTTTAATCTCTCCAACTGGAAGTGGAAAAAGTTTGATGATTTATTCTTTGGTTCGTTATTATACTGACAAAGATTTGAACACTTTGATTATTGTTCCAACTACTTCTCTTGTAAGTCAAATCTATAAAGATTTTGAAGATTATGGATGGAATGTAGATGAACATTGTCATCAGATTTATTCGGGAAAAGAAAAGCAAACAGATAAAAATGTAACTATTTCAACTTGGCAAAGTCTGTATAAGATGGATAGAAAGTTCTTTAATACTTTTGATACTGTCATCATAGATGAGTGCCATCTTGCCCGTAGCAAGTCCATTACGGGCATTATGACAAAGATGGATGGCACCAAATACAGATACGGGTTCACGGGCACTCTGGATGGGTCTCAGACGCATAAATGGGTTCTTGAAGGATTGTTTGGTCCTTCTTACAAAGTCACACAAACAAAAGAACTCATAGAAAAGGGACATCTATCAAAATTAGATATTAAAGTTCTTTTATTGAAGCATAATCCACAAAGATTTGATGAATATGAGGATGAAATTCAATATTTAATTACTCACGAAAAAAGAAATAAATTTATCAAAAATCTGACTTTAGATTTAAAAGGAAATAGTTTAGTTCTTTTTAATCGTGTGGAAACTCACGGACAACCTCTCTATGAACTCATAAATAGTTCAGCATCAGATGAAAGAAAAATATTTTTTGTTCATGGTGGAGTGGATGCTGAGGAAAGAGAGCAAGTAAGAGCAATTACTGAAAAAGAAGATAATGCAATCATTGTTGCATCTTATGGTACATTCTCTACTGGAATTAACATTAAAAACCTACACAATGTTATCTTTGCTTCTCCTTCAAAATCCAGAGTTAGAAATCTACAATCAATTGGTAGAGTTCTAAGAACAAGTGAAAGTAAAACAAAAGCAATATTATACGATATAGCAGATGATACTACTTATAAATCAAAGAAAAATTATACATTGAATCATCTTGTAGAAAGAATTCAAATTTATAATGAAGAAAAATTTAATTATGAAATTATACAAATAGATTTTAAAAAATAAATGTACGAAGAATTTTACGCAACCATAAAAATGATATCCGGAGAAGAAGTTTTCTCCAAAGTTTGTCCCTGTGAAGAAGAAGACAGAATTATTTTAATTTTGGACAATCCAGTTATAATGGAAACCATTACTATGAAACAACTTGGGATGACAGCACTTAAAATAGTTCCTTGGATAAAACTTACAGATGATACAATGTTTATTGTTGATATTGATAAAATTATTACTATGACAGAAATCAATGAATCATCTATTATTAAAATGTATGAAAAATATCTCAAAGATTTAAATAAAAAAACCAATAAGTCAAAAATAAGCCCGAATATGGGATATATTTCTTCAATTTCTGAAGCCAGAATATCCCTCGAAAAAATCTATAAATCTTCTAATACTTAAAGATATAACTTATCTATCAACCCTAACAGAGTGATTCTAACTGTTATCCAAACCAATGTCAAGTCTTTGCGGATAAACAATTATTGTGATATAATGGAGATAAATTAAAATTCATAAAATAATGAAAGAAAGAAAAAATCCACATTATGTAAATAATAAAGATTTTCACGATGCTTTAATTGCATATAAAATGAAAATTGATATCGCAAAGGAAAAATATTTTGAAAAATATGATAAGTATCCTCCAAATAATGGACCTTGGGAAGGAAAACCAAAAATACCAAATTATATTGGAGATTGTTTTTTAAAAATTGCTACTCACTTATCATATAGACCAAATTTTGTAAATTATATGTTTCGTGAAGATATGATAAGTGATGGAGTAGAAAATGCAGTTCAATATATTCATAATTTTGATGTAGAAAGAACCAATCCATTTGCTTATTTTACTCAAATTGTTTATTATGCCTTTCTTCGCAGAATTCAAAGAGAAAAGAGGCAAATGGAAATTAAAGATAAATTAATTGAACGTAGTGGATTTGAAGAAGTGTTCACATCAGATGAAACCGGATTTAATTCTGACTACAATACAATTAAAGATAATGTGCATATTAAGATGAATCAATGAAACTCGGACTTGTAACAGACACTCACTATGGATTCAAGAAAGCAAATAAATCTTTTCATGACTACTTTGCTAAATTTTATGATGAAGTATTTTTTCCTACATTAGAAAAAAGAAAAATCAAAACAGTAGTTCATTTGGGAGATGCTTTTGATAATCGCAAAGGTGTTGATTATTGGGCATTAGAATGGGCAAAGAAGAATGTTTATGACCGATTTGAAAAATTAGGAATTACGGTTTATAATATAGTAGGAAATCACGATTCTTATTATAAAAATTCTAATGAAGTAAATGCAGTTGATGGATTATTGAGACAATATGATAATGTAATACCAATTTCAAGACCAACAGAAATTTGTATTGGAGGAATGAATTCTTTGGTTCTTCCTTGGATTTGTTCTGATAATGAAGAAGAAACTTTTAATTTAATTCAAGAAACCAAAGCAAAAGTTGTTTTTGGTCATTTGGAGTTGAATGGATTTTCTGCATATCCCGGTCATATTATGACTGATGGATTGTCTACTGAAAAATTTGAAAAATTTGATAGAGTATTTACCGGACATTATCATACTAAATCTGATAATGGAAAAGTATTTTACCTCGGAAATCCTTATCAAATGTTTTGGAGTGATGTGGATGATACTAGAGGATTTCATATTTTTGATACCAATACTTATGAATTAGAATACTTTAAAAATCCATACAATATATTTGAAAGAATCTACTATGAAGATAGTGATGCGAAAAAAATAGATTGTTCAATTTTAAAAGATAAAATTGTAAAAATTATAGTCAGAAAAAAAACTAATCAATTAAATTTTGATAAATTTTTAGATGAAATTGTAAAATCTTCACCTTTGGATTTGAAAGTTGTAGAAATTGTTGATATTGATGATGAAAGTGTGGATTGTGAAGAAATATCTGCCGAAGATACTTTATCCATTTTAGATAAATATGTAGAAGAGGCAGAATTTGGTTTGGATAAAACTATAATCAAAAAACTACTTCGAGATGTATATAAAGAAGCATTGGAAGCAACCTGATGTATATACTTACGATTAAAGGAAAAGAAGATGAGGGAGCATATTCCGTAATTGACGAAGATGGTGAAAGAGCTTTGTATCTTTTCGAAGATATTGATGATGCTGAACGTTATTCTGGACTATTAGAAGCGGAAGATTATCCAGAAATGGATGTAGTTGAAGTTGATGATCATCTAGTAATAAAAACATGTGAGATGTATGGGTACAATTATGTTATAATTAATTCAAATGATTTTGTAATACCACCAAGAGAATATGATACTATTCAAGCGAATAAAATTTAAAAATTTTTTGTCTTCTGGAAATACACCAACAGAAATTAATTTTACCGAAGTTCCTACGACATTGATTGTTGGAACTAATGGTTCTGGTAAGTGTTTTTGTATAAATACTAAAATAAAGGTAAGAAATAAAATTACCGGAGAAATTTTAGAAACCACAGTAGGGGACTTTTATGACGCACAAAAGAAGTAGAACCATTCAAGAAAAAATTGAAGAATGTCTTGATGAAAAGATACAAAATCTTCATCCTGATTTAAGACAAAAACTTTTTATAGAACTTCAAAGTGTTCCAGAAGCATCAAATGTCGTAAAATGCAAATCTTATGTGTCTAAACTTCTTTCACTTCCAGAGATGGGAAAGCACACAAAACAATATTGGATTTCTCGTGGATGGGGAGAGGGTGAGGCACATTTTAAATCAAAGAAAAATTCTATGAAAGGAAATGTAAGTCCATATTCAAAAGAATTTTGGACTTCTAAAATAAATCCAAATACTGGTAAAAATTATACAGAAAGTGAGGCAAATTATGAAAGAGATTCAAGAAGACCAATTAGAAAAGAATATTGGTTAAAAGCAGGTTATAATGAAGAAGAATCCATAGAATTGGCAAAAAAACAGAAAGAAAAAAACAACAACAAAGGATCTAAAAAAGCAAAAGATAACAATAAAATCCAAAGAGTATCATCAAAAAGATGTATTGAATATTGGATTGTTAGAGGATTTAATGAAGTGGAAGCAAGAGAAAAAATATCACAAGAACAATCTACTTTCACTCTTAAAAAATGTATTGAAAAATATGGTGAAAAAGATGGAAAAAAGAAATGGCTAGATAGACAAGAAAAGTGGCACAAATCTTATAGAAAATCAAATTTTTCAAAAATATCTCAATTGTTATTTTGGGAAATTTCTTCACATTTGAACTCTTTGGATAGCATATTTTTTGCAGAACTTGACGAAAATAAAAAACCAGATAAATCTGGAAAAAATAATGAGTTGAGATTAAAATTAGATAAATTGTTACTTCCAGATTTTATAGATACAAATAGCAAAAAAATAATTGAATTTGATGGTACTTATTGGCACGGATTGGTTGGTAGGGGCAATAAAAATAGAGATGAAGAGAGAGATGAAATTTATAAAAAGTATGGATATTTAATTCATAGAGTAAATGAAAATGATTACAAATTTAAAAAAGAAAAGGTAATTGAAGAATGTTTGAACTTTCTGAAACAGTAAATAGAAAATTTATCAATAGTATAAATCTAACCGACTGGGAAATTGAAACAGATACCGGATGGGAAGAAGTTACGCACATCCATAAAACAATTCCATATCAAAAATGGAGAATAGAAACTTATAATGGTTTGGTGTTGGAATGCGCTGATGATCATATATTATTCACAGAGAATTATAATGAGATTTTTGTAAAAAATCTCATACCTGATGAATCTTATATTATGACCAAAGATGGGCCAGAAATGGTCAAATGTGTGAAATTGTATGATGTCTATGAAAATATGTATGATTTTACAGTAAATTCAAATAATCATAGATTTTATACTAATGGAATATTGTCTCATAACTCAACAATGTTAGATGCTTTATGTTTTGTTCTATTCAATAAAGCATTTAGAAAGATTGTAAAAAATCAAATGATCAATTCGACCAATGAAAAAGAATGTTTAGTTGAAGTTGAATTTAATATTTCCGATAAAGAATATAAAGTCATAAGGGGAATTAAGCCAAACATTTTTGAAATTTGGATCGATGGTGTTTTGCAAAATCAGGTAGCAGCATCAAACGACCAGCAAAAATACTTAGAAGATACAATACTCAAATTAAATTATAAATCATTTACTCAAATTGTAATTCTTGGAAGTGCGTCCTTTGTACCTTTTATGCAACTTTCGGCAGCACATCGTCGTGAAGTTGTGGAAGACTTATTGGACATTAAAATATTTTCAACAATGAATTCCATTTTAAAAGAAAAAATAAGAAATTCAAATGAAAAAATAAAAGAATTCACTTTGCTCGAAAAATCAATTGATGAAAAGATTTTAATGCAGACTGAATTTATTGAAGAATTGGAAAATCGTGGAAATGAAAAGATTGATATTAATAATCGGAAAATTTCCGATTTAGATGTCGAAATCAATGATCTTATGGAATATAACTCTTCCCTTGAAGACCCACTTAGTAAATATATTCAAGAGCAAGATGAAATAACAGGATATGCAGAAAAACTTCGTAAACTTGGAAATTTAAAAGGAAAAATTAGTCAAAAAATATCATCAATTGCCGAAGAACATAAATTCTTTAATGAAAATACGATATGTCCTACTTGTACCCAGTCCATTGATGAAGAATTTAGAATAAAAAAACTCAAAGATTCTCAAGATAAAGTGAAGGAGATGCAAACTGGATATGAAGAATTAGAGAAAGCAATTAAAGAAGAAGAGGAAAGAGAAAGTAAATTTAATATCCTCACGAAAGAAATTTCAAAACTTACAAATAATATTTCCCAAAATAATATTAAAATTAATGCTACTAGAAGACAGATCAAGGATTTGGAAAATGAAATTCGAACCATTACAGAACAACTTAAAAATCGAAGTACCGAACACGAAAAATTAGAAAAATTAAAAAAAGAACAAATTGATAATTTTAAAAAGAAATCAAAATATAAAGAAAGTGTAAATTATTTCGACTTTGCTCAACTTTTAATGAAGGATGGTGGAGTTAAATCTAAGATTATTCAAAAGTATATTCCATTGATGAATCAACAAATCAATAAGTACCTTCAATTGATGGATTTTTATATCAACTTTACTCTTGATGATGAATTCAAGGAGCATATTAAATCTCCTATTCACGAAGATTTTAGTTATGAAAGTTTTAGTGAAGGTGAAAAGATGAGAATTAACTTAGCAATTCTTTTTACTTGGAGAGAAATTGCTAGAATGAAAAATAGTGTTTCTACAAATCTTTTAATTTTAGATGAAGTTTTTGATAGTTCTTTGGATAATACTGGAACTGATTATTTCACAAAAATTATTAAGTATGTTATTAAAGATACTAATGTGTTTGTGATTTCACATAAGACAGATGAATTGATTGATAAGTTCGATAAAATCATCACATTTGAAAAAGTGAAAGGATTCTCTAAGATACTAACTTGACTTTTCTTGTTTTTTGTGCTACTATTTTAAAGTAGTTTGATTATAGATTATGAAATGGAAGTACAATGAAGAACAAATTCTAAAAGATATAACCGAATATGTTCTGAGTACATATGGCAGCCATTATGTTGGTAGTGAAGAAGGATATGAAGATATTCAAACCATCGATTTGGCTGCTTCCAAAGGACTTGCACAAGACTTCTGTCAAGTGAACATCTTGAAATATGGGTCTAGGTATGGACAGAAAAACGGGCGTAACAAGCGTGATTTACTTAAGGTCATTCACTATGCTATGCTACTTCTTCACTTCGATAAGCATTATAGCCGTGTTGATAATGGATTGGGTGAATTTAAATGAAACTATCCGAAAATACGATTTCAATTCTTAAAAACTTTGCGTCAATTAATCAATCTATTCTTGTGAAAAGTGGATCAAAAATTCGCACTATGTCTGTAATAAAAACTATTTTAGCTCAGGCAGAAGTCGAAGAAGAATTCCCAAAAGACTTTGCAATTTATGATTTGAATCAATTTCTAAATGGTCTTAGTCTTCACCAAGATCCAGAACTTGATTTCTCAAATGATAATTATCTTGTGATTCGGGAAGGAAAACGTAAGGTAAAATATTTCTTTGCTGACCCAGAAGTAATTGTATCTGCGCCAGAAAAAGAAATTGAACTTCCTTCCAAAGATGTTTGTTTTCAACTTGATCATTCCCATTTAGATAAATTGAAAAAAGCATCTGCGGTATATCAATTAAATGATCTATCTGTAATTGGTGATGCTGGTGTAATTCGTTTGGTTGTAAGAGATAAGAGAACTGATACTTCCAATGAGTATTCAATTACCGTGGGAGAAACTGATAAAGAATTTGTTTTTAATTTTAAAGTTGAAAATCTTAAAATTATTCCAACAAATTATGATGTTGTGATTTCATCTAAACTTATTTCCCAATTCACAAATGAGAAGTATAATTTGAATTATTGGATTCCAATGGAACCTGATTCTCAATTCAAATAATTTTATTTTTTATATTATGAACATCTTTGTGAATGATCAGTGCCCAGTTCTTTCTGCTGTGGCACTTCCTGACAAACATATAGTGAAAATGCCCTTGGAGACATGTCAACTAATTTCTATCATCTACTCCAAGTGGTATTATAATTGGGGAACCATTCCCAAGAAGGATGGCACCCCTTATAATACGGAGAAAGGTGCCTTCCGTAATCATCCCTGTACTCAATGGGCAGCAAAATCCCATGAGAACCTTGCCTGGTTGATTCGGCACGGGTATGCCCTGTGTAATGAGTATCGGCATCGTTATGGCAAAATTCATGCTTGCTTCGATGGTCTTCAAGCAGCAGAAGTTATCTTTCTTGATAACTCTGGCAAAAGTCTTCACATCTACAATAATGTGGTAGAATTCACAAGGGCAATGCCTGACGAATACAAACTTGATGAAAGCATTGATACATTCACTGCCTACAAAATGTATATTGCCTCCAAACCTTGGGTGAAGGATAATTATCTTCGTATTCCCGAAAGAAAACCCGAATGGATTTAACCATGAAAATAAACAGCAACGATAAGCATTTAACTTCTTTTGAAACTTGGTATCGGTTATTTTTTGAAAATCGTAAAAGGGAAATTATAAATGGATGGGAATTTGATCGATTTGGTGGATCTGGAGTCAAAACTATTGATCCACCAAAAGATGAAATAATTAAAATTTGTTCATTATTTGACCATTTCATTTGTTCTCCAAATAATTTATATTTTTGTGAAAAAAGACAACGAGAATATCCAATAGTGTCAAAAAGTCGCAATTTTGACACTATTGAAGATTTATTCCTAGGAATAAATCGTTATAAAGAATATTATGAAAAATTATTTTTATACTCTTTACAGATTATTGATGAAACACAACAGTATAAAGTACGATTTGCAACCTTTCCTGATGAAGGTTATGATAGATTTGACCATTAAACTTATTTAACTAACTATGACTTTTAAATTAACACAAGAACAAATCGATACTATTCAAGAAGTATTTGATAATCAACGACCTGGAAAGTATGACTATGATTGTTGGGAAGGAATAAACAAACAACTTCAAACACCAGACGAAAGTCGGATTAAAATAAATGAAGAAGGAAAAGAAGAACTTATTGTTTTTTATATGAAAATTCTTGTACCAAATGAGTCATTTTCTATCGAAAAAGTAAGAGCAACCAGAGGTTGAGATTATTCACAAATTATTATTACCTTTGAACTTTATTTAAATTATGAACATAGACAGAACTGACTTCTTGTGGGTGGAACGATACAGACCTCGTAAAATTGAGGACTGTATTCTCCCAGAAGGTATTAAGAAAACTTTTAGTGACTTTGTAACTAGGGGCGAAATTCCAAATATGCTACTTGCAGGTCCTGCTGGTTGCGGCAAGACAACTGTAGCAAAAGCATTATGTAATGAGTTAGGAGTAGATTTTTATGTCATTAACGGATCCGACGAAGGTAGATTCCTCGATACTGTCCGAAACAATGCGAAGAACTTCGCTTCGACCGTCTCACTTTCTTCGGATGCTAAACACAAAGTCATCATCATTGATGAAGCAGACAATTCAAGTAAAGATGTTCAACTCCTCTTACGGGCGTTTACTGAGGAATTTAGTAAGAATTGTCGATTCATCTTCACCTGTAATTACAAAAACAAAATCATCGAACCACTTCACTCCCGATGTGCAGTTGTCGAATTCTCGATCAAAGGGAAAGAAAAATCCCAGTTGGCAGGATCCTTTTTCAAGCGTCTTCAAAACATCTTGGATGAAGAGAGGATCCGATATGATCCGAAAGTCCTTGCAGAACTGATCAATAAGCACTTTCCAGATTGGCGTAGAGTCCTTAATGAATGTCAAAGATATTCTGTGAGTGGTGAAATTGATTCTGGTATTCTTGCATCGTTCTCTGACGTAAAAGTAAATGATCTCATTAAATGTCTCAAGGAAAAGAACTTTACGGAAGTTCGTAAATGGGTTGTATCCAATCTTGATAATGACTCTTCTGTTATTCTCCGCAGGGTGTATGATTCACTTTATGAATCTTTGGTTCCTGCCAGTATTCCTGCTGCTGTTCTTGTTATTGCGAAGTATTTGTATCAGGGGGGATTTGTGGCAGATCAGGAGATAAATCTTCTTGCTTGTTTGACTGAAATTATGGTGGAGTGTGAGTTCTTATGAGACCTGAAACAAGAGAAGCAATGGAAATGCTTTTTTCTGCTAAATGGAATCTTCCAAAAGCAGCAGAGCACTGCAATCTTACACAAAAAGAATGTAAGATTGTGTTTAACGAGTATTGTAATTTTCATCCTAAAACTTATGAAAATAAAGAGTTACCTCCTATAAATAAAGGTGGTAATAGAAATACTTAAAATGAAATTAAAAAGATCTCAATACCAACATACTCCTCCAACTGAAATGGAACTTGCTTGGATATCTGGAATATGGGAGGGGGAGGGATGTTGGGAATATAAAAAACCAAGAGTAAGAAATTATTCTAATGGAAAAACATATACTCAAAGTCCAGAATTGCGAATGTCTATTCAAATGGCAGATGAAGATATTGTGTATAGGGTCGCAAAAATTATGGATAATAGAAATGTAACTTATACCCACGTCCCCAGCAAAAAAGAAAAAGGGTGGAAACCACTTTATACTTTTACTATCGGAGGTAAGGCTGCTGTATTGTGGACTAATCTTATGAAACCATATCTCGGTAAAAGGAGAATGGAAAAAATTGAAACGATTTATGAAAACATTAATACTGAACTGATATGGTTAGTTTGAAACAATTCAAAACGCCGCTGCGCTACGCTGGCGGTAAGTCACGCGCTTGCGTTAAGATGGATCCATACTTTCCAGACTTACGAGATTATGATGAGTTTCGGGAACCATTTCTTGGTGGTGGAAGTGTTGCCATTCACATTACAAAGAGGTATCCAAATTTGAATATTTGGGTAAATGATTTATATGAACCTCTTGTAAATTTCTGGCAACAACTCCAGATATTTGGTGAAGAAATGAAAAACATATTGGCGGAATTAAAAACCGAACATAATACTCCAGAACTAGCAAGAGATTTATTTACATCATCTAAGAGACATATCAATAATGAAATGTATTCAAATCTTGGTCGTGCTGTATCTTTTTATATTGTTAATAAGTGCTCATTTAGTGGTTTGACGGAGAGTTCTTCATTCTCGGTGCAGGCAAGTAATTCAAATTTCTCTTTGAGGGGAATTGAAAAACTCCCAGAATATTCTAAAATCATTGAGAAATGGCGTATAACTAATTATTCTTACGATTATCTAATGGATGGAAATAGGAATGCATTTATGTATCTTGATCCTCCTTATGACATTAAGGATAATCTCTATGGGCGTAAGGGGTCAATGCATAAAGGATTTGATCACGATAAGTTTGCTGCTGATTGTGATGCTAATGGTATGGATCAATTGGTGAGTTATAATTCTGACCAACTTGTAATGGATAGATTCAAAAACTGGAATGCTGCGGAATTTGATCTAACTTACACGATGCGTTCTGTTGGTGAATATATGCGGGAACAAAAAGAACGAAAGGAACTTTTATTGTTTAATTATACTAAAAATCCTAAAATACAATTTAGTTTTGATGGGTGTTATAATTACGATAGATTAAAGAAAGAGGGGTTAGTTGATGATTGAACTTAAAGATTGGTTGAATTCAATCAATCAGAACAAAAAAAATATTATGAGTGATGACCCATCATCAGAAAAAGATTATTCTCCATATATTATTAACCATTGCCTTTCAGGGCATATTGATTGCGTAATGTATGCAAATGAGATGAATAAGTATAACTTTTTGCCAAACAGACTTCAATATGATTTTTTTATAAATATAATTAGGAAAAAGAAGAGATTCTCTCCTTGGTTGAAAAAAGAAAAAATCAAAGATATTGATTATGTCAAACGTTATTATGGATATAATAATGAAAAGGCACTACAAGCTTTGTCTATTCTATCAAAAGAACAATTAACATTTATTAAAGCGAAATTTGAAACTGGAGGAACAAAATGAGTGTAGTTCAAGAACCTGTTGTAAATTGGACACCTGACCAAATGGTAGAAGTGATCCTAAATGAACCTGATGACTTCCTGAAAGTTCGTGAAACTTTGACACGTATCGGAGTTGCCTCACGAAAGGAAAAGAAAATCTATCAATCTTGCCATATTCTTCATAAGCAAGGCAGATACTATCTTGTTCATTTTAAAGAATTATTTGCACTTGATGGCAAACACGCAAATCTTACGGTAAATGATATTCAACGTCGTAATCGTATTGTTCAACTTCTTGCTGATTGGGGACTTATTACTATAATTTCTCCTGAAAAAATTATTGATATTGCACCTTTGAATCAAATTAAAGTTCTTGCATTTAAAGATAAGGGTGAATGGGAACTTGAAACTAAATACAATATCGGTAAAAAGACCAAACCACAGGAAACCGAATGATTTTGTAGGGAGTTCAACACTCCCTTTTTTTATGATTTCTGATATATAATAGTGATGTTGCCTTCGGGGACATTATTCACTTACAGACGCTTTAAGGAGGTCTATTATGTTCGGAACAAATTCATTTACTATGACAGTACCAGAAACTGCAAAGTATTTGTTAGATATACAGAAAAATAGCATTGGAATGGATGAGTGGTTTAAAAAATTTGATAGTGCTTTTGATACGCACACAAATTATCCACCATACAATCTAGTCAAAGAAAGTAGTGATAAATTTAGATTAGAAATTGCACTTGCTGGATACAAAAAAGAAGATATTGTGGTATTTACAGAAGAAAATATACTTACCCTTGATGTAGCAGAAGATAAAAAATCCAAAAATGATATAGAATATATTCATAGAGGAATAGCAAAAAGAAGATTGAAAAGAACTTGGACTTTATCTAATGATGTAGTTCTTGGAGATGTTTCTTATATTGATGGATTGCTTACTATTAAACTAAATAGAGTTATTCCAGAGAATCCAAAGAGAAAAGTTTATGAAATCATTTCAGGAGTTCGTGAAGACAATTCGGGAAATGAAGGGTGATTTTGGTGCTGATGAAAAGATGAGTGATCAACCAGTTAATTGTTATGGTAAAACCGTGAAATATAAAATGGCACCAAATAAAAAAGTATGTGCATTTAAAAGAAAAAGATAAATAATTGTGGGCTACCCCAATTAACTATTGTCGCCGCAGAGGGGAAGACTGGCAGAATCAGTCTTGACACCCCTCTTTTTTCTTGTTATACTATATGAATGTATGGAGATTTTATGTCAATTAAATTAGCACTTCTTAAATCGGGAGAAGAAGTGATTGCCGATATTAAAGAGATTGTGAATGAAGAAGAAAAGATAGTTTCTCTTTTATTTTCAAATCCATATGTTGTTAAGCTTATCACTCCACAAATTTTAGTTGAAGATGTGGCCGAATCCCCAGAGATGGAATATAAAGTTTCCTTTTCTTCTTGGTTGCCGTTATCTTTGGAAAAGGATATTGTGGTGAGAACTGATTGGGTGGTTTCAATTGTAGAACCAGTAGAAATGGTAAAAAAATCTTATGAGGAAAAATTTAATGGAAGAGGAAATGATGGACCTGCCGATGGACGAGCAAGTAGAAGAAACGACAATTCAAGTATTGATCTTAACGAATCAATTAGTTTTAATCAGTAAAGTAAGGGAAGTTTTAGCTGATATTGGGCAACCTGATTGTTTATTAATTAAACCTTTTCAAATTAAAAAAGGAATCGGTGAAGGTAATTATCTAGTGCCTTGGTTGTTTGGTGATTATACAAATGAAAAAGAAATTGCTTTAAGTTCTGATAAAATTTTAACATTAGTAGATCCAAAAAAAGATTTACTCGAAGAATATTTAAAACTTTCCAAATGAGGATAAATGCGTTTTTATACATCAGTTTATGAGAAATTTAATAAAATTTATGTGAGAGGGTATGAAGACGGAAAGTATTTTGAATCAATAGAAGATTTTTATCCTACCTTTTATGTCTCCTCAAAAAAAGAAAGTAAGTATAAAACTTTGAGTGGAGAATCAGTAGAACCGATTCAACCAGGAAAAATATCAGAGTGTAAAGATTTTCTTCAAAAATATTCAAATGTTGATGGATTTTCTGTATATGGAAATGATAATTATAAAGCACAATATATTTCACAAACATATCCAGAAGATGAAATTGAGTTTGATATTAAGAAAATTCGCCTCGTAACAATTGATATTGAGGTTGCCTCCGAGAATGGATTTCCAAATGTATTTGATTGTGCGGAAGAACTTCTAGCAATCACACTACAAAACTATGCAACAAAGAAACTGGTGTGCTTTGCTTCTCGTCCTTATATTAATACTCGTAAGGATGTTGAATATATTGAGTGTAAGGATGAAATTGATTTGATCCAACACTTTCTTGGATTTTGGGAAAGGGAAACTCCCGATGTGATTACAGGATGGAACTGTGAATTGTATGACATTCCTTATATTGCTGGAAGAATTGAAAGAATCTTAGGTGAGAAAGAGGCATATCGTCTTTCACCTTGGGGAAACATTCGCAGAAAAGAACTTGTGATTAAAGGAAGAGAGCAAATCTCTTATGAAATTGCTGGGATTTCTGTGATTGATTATCTTGACCTTTATAAGAAATTTACTTATAAGGCGCAGGAATCTTATCGTCTAGATCATATTGCAAGTGTGGAATTGGGACAACAGAAATTGGACCACTCTGAGTTTGAGACCTTTAAGGATTTTTACACAAAAGATTGGCAGAAGTTTATTGATTATAATATCCGAGACGTAGAGCTTGTAGATCAACTAGAAGATAAAATGAAGTTGATTGAACTTTGTTTTACGATGGCGTATGACGCAAAAGTAAATTTCAACGATGTTTTCTATCAAGTGAGAACTTGGGATGCTATCATTTATAATTATTTGAAAAAGAGGAATATTGTCATTCCTCCCAAAGACCATTCTGAAAAGAGTGATAAATTTGCTGGTGCATATGTAAAAGATCCAATTCCAGGAAAGTATGATTATGTTGTTAATTTTGATTTGAATTCGCTTTATCCACATTTGATTATGCAATATAACATTTCGCCAGAAACTTTGATTGAACAAAGACATCCTTCCGTAACTATTGATAAAATTTTAAATCAAGATATTACTTTTGATAAGTATAGTGATTATGCCGTCTGTGCGAATGGTGCGATGTATCGCAAAGATGTTCGTGGGTTTCTTCCTGAATTAATGGAAAAAATGTATAATGACCGTGTAATCTTCAAGAAAAAGATGTTGGTCGCAAAACAGCAATATGAAAAAACCAAGACAAAAGAATTGGAAAAGGAAATTGCAAGATGCAACAACATCCAAATGGCGAAAAAGATTTCTCTTAATAGTGCTTACGGTGCTATTGGAAATCAGTATTTCAGGTATTATAAACTAGCAAATGCCGAAGCAATTACAATGTCTGGACAAGTTTCCATTCGTTGGATTGAAAGTAAAATGAACTTATACTTGAATAGAATTCTTAAAACTAATAATATTGATTATGTGATTGCTTCTGATACAGATTCTATCTATCTTAACTTAGGTCCATTGGTTGATAAAGTGTATAAAGGAAAGGAAAAAGATACTAAAAATATTGTTTCATTTCTAGATAAACTTTGTAAAGTTGAACTTGAAAAATATATTGATAGTTGTTATCAAGAACTGGCGGAATATGTAAATGCATATGACCAGAAGATGCAAATGAAACGTGAGAATATCGCGGAACGTGGAATCTGGACTGCCAAAAAACGATATATCTTAAATGTTTGGGACAGTGAAGGTGTTCGTTATGAAGAACCTAAACTTAAAATAACAGGCATTGAAGCTGTTAAATCTTCAACTCCTGCCCCTTGTCGTCAAATGATTAAAGACGCACTTAAAATAGTGATGACAAAAACAGAAGATGATTTGATTTCTTTTATATCAAATTCGCGGAAAACATTTAACGCACTTCCAGTCGAAGATGTATCATTTCCAAGAACAGTTTCTGATGTAAATAAATACAAATCTTCATCAACTCTTTACAGTAAAGGAACTCCAATTCACGCAAGGGGGGCAATTCTTTACAATCATCTAATCAAAGAAAGGAAATTAGATAAGAAGTATGCAAAAATTCAAAATGGTGAGAAAATTAAATTTTGCTATTTGAAACTTCCAAATCCAATTCAAGAAAATGTTATTTCTTATATTCAACAATTTCCAAAAGAATTTGGACTGGACAAATACATCGATTATGACTTACAATTTGAGAAAGCATTTTTGGAGCCAATGAAAGTAATTTTGGATTCAATTGGTTGGAGAACAGAAAAAACGGTAACACTTGACTCATTTTTCATATAGGAGATAAAATGGACTTTTTAAAAGATATTGTAAAAGAAATTGGCGGAGAGTATACGCAACTTGCATCAGATATTGACGAAACTGAAACTTATGTGGACACTGGTAGTTACATATTCAATGCTCTTGTTAGTGGGAGCATCTTTGGCGGGGTATCTGGTAATAAAATTACTGCAATTGCGGGGGAATCAAGTACTGGAAAAACTTTTTTCAGTTTGGCAGTCGTCAAGAATTTTCTTGATAATAATCCTACTGGATATTGTTTGTATTTTGATACTGAAGCTGCAATCACTAAATCCTTATTAGAGAGCAGAAAGATCGACACAACTCGATTGGTGGTTATCAATGTTGTCACCGTAGAAGAGTTTCGTGGGAAGGCACTAAAAGCAGTTGATCTGTATATGAAGAAGGCAGAGGGGGATCGCAATCCTTGTATGTTTGTGCTAGACTCTTTGGGAATGCTTTCCACCAGTAAGGAGATCAATGATGCTCTGAACGACAAGGAGGTTAGGGATATGACCAAATCCCAACTGATCAAAGGTGCATTCCGTATGCTTACTTTGAAACTAGGTCAGGCAAATATTCCAATGATCGTGACAAATCACACTTATGATGTTATTGGTGCTTATGTTCCAACTAAGGAAATGGGTGGTGGTAGTGGTCTCAAATATGCTGCTTCTACTATTATTCATCTATCCAAGAAAAAGGAAAAAGACGGAACAGAAATCATTGGCAATATCATCAAATGTAAGACTGCAAAATCACGTTTGAGTAAAGAAAATCAAGATGTTGAAGTTCGTCTTTATTATGATGAACGAGGTCTTGATAGGTATTACGGTCTGCTTGAACTTGGTGAACTTGGTGGATTATGGAAAAATGTTGCGGGACGTTATGAAATAGGTGGCAAGAAAATCTATGCCAAACAAATTCTTGCAGAACCAGAAAAATATTTTACTCCAGAAGTAATGCAAGCACTAGACGAAACAGCAAGAAAAGAATTTAGTTATGGTAATTGATTTAAATTATTTTGTTCAAGTTTATGAAAATGCACTGGAAGAAAATGTTTGTGATTTTTTAATTTCATTATTTGATCAAGTTCCAGATAAACACGAAAGAATTGAAAATGAAAGAAAACCAAATTTTACTCAATTTAATCTTACGGAAAACTGCAAGATCACAGACGAAGTAAATACTGTTCACAATCACCTAATTAAAAAAACATTTGATTATCGTAATCAATATTATGATATGATTGATAAGAGAGTTTTTCCTGAAGAACACGCATTTGAGCAATTTCGCATTAAGAAGTATAATAATGATGGAAATGATGAATTTGATACTCACGTAGATGTTATAGATCATTCAACATCAAGAAGATATTTAGCTTTCTTTTGGTATTTGAATGACGTAGAGCAAGGAGGAGAAACTAAATTTGCTGATATGATTATACAACCGAAGAAAGGAAGTCTTCTTGTATTTCCTCCTCTTTGGATGTTTCCTCACGCTGGATTGCAACCAATAAGTAATCCAAAATATATTTTACACACATATTTGCATTATAAGTAATGGAAAAAGTAGAGACAACAATTCTTCGTAATTTACTTTTCAACAATGATTATTGTAGAAAAGTTTTACCTTTTATTAAAAATGAGTATTTTGAAAATCTTCATGAAAAAGTAGTTTTTGAAGAAATATGTAAGTTTATTGTTGCTTATGATGGTCTTGCAACAAAAGAAGTTCTTTTGATTGAGACTGAAAAAAGAATTGATATTACAGAAGATACTTATAAAACAATTTGTGAATATGTTTCTAATTTAGATAATACTCCTGCCGATACGAATTGGATTACTGATACGACTGAGAAATGGTGTCGTGATAGAGCAATCTATCTCGCACTTATGGAAAGTATTAAAATTGCTGACGGACAAGACGAAAAGAAAGGTAGGGATGCAATTCCAAATATTCTTCAAGAAGCACTTTCGGTTGGATTTGATAATAACATCGGTCACGATTATTTAAATAATTCGGAAGAAAGATTTGAATATTATAATCGAAAAGAAGAAAAAATAGAATTTGATTTGGAGTATTTCAATAAAATCACAGGAGGCGGAACATCCAAAAAAACTTTAAATGTAATACTTGCTGGACCAAATGTAGGAAAATCATTAACATTAACTCATTTGGCGTCATCATTTTTGCTTCAAGGGAAAAATGTTCTTTATATTACTCTTGAAATGTCAGAAGAAAAGATTGCCCAAAGAATTGATGCTAATTTATTGAATGTAAATATCGGAGATATTCAGTATTTACAAAAAGATACATTTAATAGAAAAATCGCAGAATTATCTAAAAAAACAATGGGGCGATTGATTATTAAAGAATATCCAACTTCTTCTGCTCATTCTGGCCATTTTCGTTCTCTTTTGAATGAACTTGTATTAAAACAATCATTTGTTCCTGATGTTTTATTTGTGGATTATTTAAATATCTGCACATCTAGTAGATACAGCAAAAATTATTCAGCAAATTCTTATACAATTGTTAAATCAATCACTGAGGAACTTCGTGGACTTGCGGTAGAAAATAATTTTCCATTATGGACAGCCACACAGCTTACTCGTAGTGGTTATAATAGTTCAGATCCGGATATGTCTGATACTTCAGAAAGTTTTGGGCTTCCTGCCACTGCAGACATTATGTTGGGTATGATAAGAACAGAAGAACTTGATCAATTAGGTCAAGTAATGTTTAAACAAATTAAAAATCGTGATAATGATGTTTCTGTGAATAAAAGATTTGTTGTTGGTATTGATAGGGCAAAAATGAGATTATTTGATGTAGAGCAATCTGCTCAAAAAGATATACTTGACTCTGGACAAGAAGAAGAGTATAATTATGAAGAAGATAAACCTAAAAAACAATTCTCTGGATTTAAATTTTAATGACTAAAAAAATTGACTTTTCTAAATATCAAAACTTTGTAGATGCAGTAACTTCTGATGCATCCAAAGACTTTCTTGCTCTTTCTGACCGTATGGTACAACTTGATGAGAAAGGTGCTAATATTGAAAGACTTCTAACCTCTGGTGTTGGTATCAATGCCGAAGGTGGCGAATTTCTTGAAATTGTGAAGAAACTTATTTTCCAAGGAAAACCTTGGAATGAGGAAACGCGCACTCATCTAATTAAAGAACTTGGAGATACGATGTGGTATGTGGCACAAGCTTGTATCGCACTTGATATTTCTTTTGATGAAGTGATTCAAACGAATATTGATAAACTAATGAAGCGTTATCCGGAAGGGTATTTTGATGCTTATTACTCAGAACATCGTGAAGAGGGAGATATTTGATGGCAAAAAATATAACTATTAAAATGGATGTTCGTTCTGCCGCAGCAGTTCGTCAAATTCTTTTTGAACATCAAAAATCATATACTTATGATGTGGATACTATTCCTCCTAGGATTACTGATATTCGTAATGTAATTACAGATATTGATAAAAAAATTGAAGAACAAGTAAAAGAATAATTTAATCCCCCCTTTCTAAACGAAGGGGGGATTTTTTATGTGCGTAAAATAAATATACAATAGAATAAGTAAAAAATTATTGTGCCCTCCTTACAAAATTCTAAATCCGATAGTGTGTATCTCTTACCAAAAAAGGTATTTATTTTGGTGGAAAAAATATTAAAAAATAATAAGGTCCAAATTACATATCCAAATACTAGTAAGTCACCAAATACACTTATTATAATTCCAAATAGATTGATGACTTTTGATATGATATCAAGACTTTATATTAATTTGTATAAAGCATTGTCGAATTATTATCCTCAATCGAATTTTTATATTGGAAAGGATGAAAATTTAACTCGAAAATATAAAACTATATTGGTAAATGCCAATAAAGATATATCAATAAAAATATTTACTGGATTACATAAAACAAAAACCCCAGAAGTATTAAGGCCAGGAATGGCATTTGAATTATATTTCGAATCTATAATTAAAGATGAACTATCAAAATTAAAAGATTTGCAGAAAGAATATGGACGCCCCCTTATACCGTTATCTTTTTTCAATTTAACTTTAAATTTATTTAATAATAAAAATAAAAATTCTATAAACATATCTAATATAGTTGATGTCAAAAGAGTGGGGCAAGCCAATGATAAACCGGATATTGAACTTATACGAAGATTAGATAATGGAAGCCCTAGACCAACGATTAAAATTTCTTTAAAGCAAGGAAATTTTGGTTTTTGGAGTAGTGCAAATACATACCAAGATGCTTCGGAAATATTAGATAGAAATATTTCTCATGGAATAGTCAATATTAACACTTCAATGTCTGGGGTAAGAAACTTTCAGCTTGGTGTTAGGGGAATATATATCCCTGCAACAAAAGAAGAAACCAAAAAGTTTTGTTTTGGTGAAGGAAAGAATGAAGTTGATTATATTGTAATTAACTCTAAATATCAAGGAATAGATGAAAATATTGTAATGAATGTGATTTGCGAAAGGATTTATAGAAAAACTTCTCCATCTGATCTGACTGAGTTAATGAAAGATGTTTATCTTTTGATTGAAGAAGCTGATCCTGGAAAAAATGGGTCTAAAATACTGAAAGGATTTGATATTAAGTTTGTAAATGGAGAAAAAATTAAGGATAAAGAATACATCAAAGGTGTTAGATAAATTTATAATAAATAACTAAAAACCAATATAAATGAAGACTTTTGCCCAGTTCATAATAGAAGCACGAACTACTGCCGCATCCACGGAAGCAAGAAATCGTGGTCTTAAAAGTGATGCCCACGGAGATTATTATGATAATCAAGGAAATCTTGTAGCAAAAACTGTGGGGGGAAAGTTGCAGTATTTTGGTCAAGGTGGTGCGGGAGCACAGCAACAACAGAAAACACAACAAAAGACTTCACAAACAGCATCACAACAAACTGCGCCACAACAGACTCAAACTGCATCACAAGAACAGCAACAAGAACCAAATGGTGCAGTAATTGTATTGGGAAGATTCAATCCGCCATCTAAGAATCACGAAGCACTCTTGAGGGCAGGATATTCACAAGCAAATAGAAGAAAATTTGAATATCGTATCTATCCAAGTCGTATTCAGGATGATGCCACAAATCCATTGAATGTAAGACTTAAAGTTTCTTATATGCAATCAATGTATCCACAATATGCAGAATATATTGTGGATAGCGATAAGATGAAAACGATATTTGATGTTCTTGAATCTTTATATGGTGATGGATATACTGATGTAGTTATTGTTGTTGGTCAAGATAGACTTGGAGAGTTTCAAAGTTTAGCACACAAAGGAGAAGGAGAATCATACCAATTCAATAGTATTCAGGTAATTTCTGCTGGTGTGAAAGATCCAGATAGTGATGTTGGAGGTGCTGGTTCTTCTGCGATGATGAGAACTGCTGCTGCTATGGGAGACTATGAAAAGTTTTCAAGTGGTCTTCCCGCTACTATGAAAGTTAGCGAAAGAAAAGAAATGTTTAATACTATAAAAAGGTCTATGAAGGTAAATGAAAATACTGAATTGTGGAAAATAGCACCTGAACTTGATTATAATGGAATGAGATGGAATTATAAAAAAAATGGATTATTTGAGGTGGGAACATTTGTTGAAAATTTAAATACTGGATTAGTTGGAAGAATACTTCGCAAAGGTTCAAATCATCTTATCTGTGTAACAGAAGATGGAGTAATGTTTAAGAGTTGGTTAAGAGATTTAAGAGAAGTTCAAGAGATTGGAACTTGTACTTACAGGGCACATGCACAATCAATGACGCCCGGACAACCAGTAGTTCCTTATACTGATACTGAAATTAAAATAACAGTACCAAAGAAAAAGATAAATACTAAAAGAAATAGTGGGTCTAAGTAAAAATGAAGACTTGGAAAGAAATCATCACAGAAGCAGAATCAAAAAGAGATAGACAAGCTAGAATTGAAGCAGAGAAACTTGCCGATAAAGACCCATCAATGCCAAAATCTCTTCAAAGTAAAGAAAAGAAAGCAAAAGACAAAAGAGACTATCAATCGGCTCATACTCAACTGTTAAGAGATATTCACCAGTTCAAAAAAGAAAAATATGAAGCACAAAAGAAAGCACAAATTGATAAATTAAAGAAACAGGGAGTAGAGAAACACGCAGCAGCAGCAAAAGCATCTCTTTCTGGCATTAAAACTCAACAGATTAGTAGTCAAGATAAAGAAGGAACTGCATATTCCAAAGCAATCGGGAATGTAGGTTCTGCTGCTGCTGGTGTTGCTGGTGCGGCTGTTCATGGCGCAAAATGGTTGGCTGCGAAAAGAAAAGCAAATGCAGCAGCAAATGCAGCAGCAAAAGCACAACCAGAAAAAAAAGAACTAGGGGCACCTGGAAGACCACCACAAGCAAACAAAACTGCACCAGCAACTCCTGGGACTGGATCTTCAAGTTCAGCATCTACACCAAAAGCAACTGCACCAGCAACTAGACCTTCTGGACCCAAAGGACCTGCTGGACCATCGGGACCAGCAGCAATGAGACCAAAAGGACCTTCTGGTCCCAAAGGACCTGCTGGACCATCGGGACCAGCAGCAATGAGACCAAAAGGACCTTCTGGACCAAAAGGACCTTCTGGACCAAAAGGACCTTCTGGACCAAAAGGACCTTCTGGACCAAAAGGACCTGGGGCAATGAGACCAAAGGGACCGGGATCTAATATATCAACCGGACAAAAACCAACTGCGCCAGCACCAACAACACCAACAGTTCCAGCAAAACGTGTTGTACATAAAGCACCAACCGCATTCGGATTTCCTGTTGGTCGTTTAGCCACAGCAACTGCAATTGCTGGTAAAACTTTATCCGGAAAATTTCATACTATTGGACGAGGAGGAGAAAATCCACTCAGCAAAAGAATTGATAAAGCCAATGCGGTAAAAAGACAATATAAAGGAAATACATCAAATATTAGAGAAAAATATTCTAATTGGAGAGATGAATTGCTCACCGAACAGGGATTGATTATTGAAATTGATGATTTTGGATTAAAAGATAATGAAAAAGGAAAGGAAAAGAAAAAAATTATTGATGTGATGAAAGGAAAGAATAAGATTGATATTAATCCAAATGAAACATCAGTTAAAGAAGCAGTAGACAACCCAGATACTCAACAAAATCCAAATCAAGAAGATAATTTACAAAAAAAACAAAAAGCAATACAAAGACAAATCTTAATGAAAAAAATACAGTCATTATCAGTTCCCGGAGCAACTGATATTACTGCATCTTACAACCCAATGATTGGTGAGGCATATAAAGATGAAGAAGGTGGAATGGCTCGTAATGAACTTTCTACCATAGAAAGAGCAGTCAAATCTCTTCGCAAAAAAATAAAATCAAATAAACAACAATTACCTGCGTGGGTTCAATCCAAAATCACAAAAGCAGCAGATCATATTGATACTGTTGCAGATTATATGATGGGTGAGTCTGAAACAGTTAAAGAAGCATATGACGACGAAAATGAAACCTTCCGCCAGCATTCTCGTGAGAGGTTTACTGCTGGTTCTTCCGATAGTGATAGAGCACAAAGAACTTCCAGAGTTCTTCAAAAAATAAAAGAACTTAATAAAGATGCTGAACCAAAGAAAAAGAAAAAAAAGAAGAAAAATAAACTAACAGAAGAAGGTCCCTCATTGTCTGTTGGAAGAGGAGAAAAACTTTCGGTAGAAAAGGGCGGTGGATTGACTGCAAAAGGAAGAGAAAAATATAATCGTGCAACTGGTTCGCATCTTCAAGCACCAGTTACCGGCAAGGTAAAACCAGGAAGTAAGGCGGCAAAACGTCGTAAAAATTTCTGCTCCCGTAGTAGAAGTTGGCACGGAGAAAGAGGATTAGCGGCGAGAAGACGTTGGAAGTGTTAGTATGAATGAGTTATCGGAACTTTTTAAATTAGTATCGGAAGAAAAGAAAAGAAAAAAGGAAGAATTTGAATCCTTAGTTGGTGATTTTGGGTTAGATTCCATCTTTGAGGAAGTTTCTGTTCTTAAAACTAAAAGCAAAATAAAAAACAAAAAAGGACACAAAGCACTCAAAGTATTTGAGGATTTCTTATCTTCCAAAGAAATTGAACCGATTAATGAAGAAGTAATCAGTGAAATTGTTGAAGTGGTAGAGGAACTTCAAGAAGAACTTGAAGAACCAAAACAACCAACATTAATGGAGAGATCCTTAGGTCTTCTTGCTGAACCTTCTAATACCAAAGTTCAAAAAGATCCATTAACTCCATTGGATCAAAAGTTCGTAACACTTGACGATTTACAAAACCATTACAGTACTTTTCTTTCTCGTATTCAACAACAACTTTCCACATTAGGTGGTGGTGGTGAAACTCGTCTTGAGTTTCTTGACGATGTAAATAGAAATTCGGTTAAAGTAGATCATAAGTTTTTAAGATATGATTTACCATCCCAAAAATGGATTGGTGCATATGCTGGTGAAGCACCTTTTATATCATCAACGACTTATATAACTTCACCATCATATACAATTACTGAAAATGATTATTATATTGGAGTTAATTATGCCGGAGCAGTTACAATCACTCTTCCCACTAATGTTATTACAGGAACTACCTACATAGTAAAAGATGAACTTGGAGAAGCATCCAAGGGAACAAATAGATATATCACAATCCTTCCATCGGGTTCAGATACAATTGATGGAAGAGATAGAGCAATTCTTGCATATGATTATGGTTCACTTACTTTTGTTTATAGAAACGGTTGGAGGGTAGTTTAATGTCTCATTTATATAAACCAAGTCAAGAGCAATTTGATGCCTTTGGACGATTAAGAACTTCAAATCCATTAACACTTTTTGATTCTTCTCATAGATTTAGAGACAATAATCTTTGGACGAATTTAATTGTAGGGACTGCTGCAACTGTTGGATTTGTAACGACCCAGGGATTAGTTAATATTGGAATTGGAACTACAAGTGGTGAATCTGTTATAAGAGAAACAACAAAAGTATTCTCATATCAACCAGGAAAATCATTACAAATAATGAATACTTTTGTAATGAATGCACCAAAACCAAATCTTCGTCAGAGAGTAGGATACTTTGGTGCCGATAATGGAATTTATTTTGAGGCAGATGGAACTACTTTAAATTTTATAGAAAGAAGTATTGTAAGTGGAATTTTATCTGAAACTCATGCACCACAATCATCTTGGTTATATGATAAGTTAGATGGAACAGGACCTTCTGGATATACACTTGATCCATCCAAAGGTCAAATTTTTTGGTCTGATATTGAGTGGTTGGGATTAGGAACAGTTAGAGTTGGTTTTGTAATTAATGGACAATTTATTCATTGTCATTCATTCCATCACGCAAATATAATTCAATCAACTTATATTACAACAGCATCATTGCCTTTGAGATATGAGATTACAAATACAGGAGTGACCACTAGTGCAAGCACATTAAAACAAGTTTGTTCTACCGTATTATCTGAGGGTGGTTATGAACTTCGTGGTTTACAGCAAGCAGTTGGAACCGCAGTCACATCTCCAGTTAGTTTACCATTACCTGCTGGAACTTATTATCCAGTCATTTCACTTCGTCTTAAATCATCTCCAAATCGTTTAGATGCGATTGTAATTTTAACAGCAGTTTCTATGCTTGGTGTTACAAATAACGCAAACTATAATTGGCAAGTCAGGGCAAGTGCCACCACATCAGGAGGAACTTGGGCAAGTGCTGGTTCTGATAGTGCTGTCGAATACAAGATTGATGGTGGAACAGTTACTGGTGGAAGAGTTTTAGCAAGTGGATATTTCAATTCATCTCGACAAAGTTCTGTTCCTGTAGATATTCTCAAAGAAGCACTTTTTAAATTCCAATTAGAAAGAGATGGACTAACTGGAATTCCCTATGAACTCACTTTAGTATCTTCTGCAAGTATGAATGCTGATATTCTTGCATCTATGGACTGGGAAGAAATTAGTAGATAATGAATAAATAATTTTTTTAAGAACTTATAAAGTAATAAATAAGATAGGAAACTAAAAAATAGAGGTTATTATGTTAACTACATTCGCAGCAGTAGCATTAAGTTCTGCAAATACAAAACTTGCTTTTGGTGCTCTTTTGGCAATATCAGAAGTTCTTGGTGCAGATCCAAGAGTTAAGGCAAATGGAATTCTTTCATTTGTTTTGATTCAAGCACAAAATTTCTTAAAGTCAAAAGAAACCAAATAGTTTAAAAACTCAATATCTAAGTATTAATGGAGAACCGATTTGGGGGTCTCCATTTTTTTATAAATAAAAATAGGAAACTTACGGAAAAAAGAATGGCACTCTGGGGCATTTCAACAACAACCGAAACTGCGGCGAATCAGTATAATTTACCTAAGTATGTTTTTCAAGTAGCAAGAGCAAACAGCAGACACGATGTCTTCGCAGATTCTCGTGGGTGGGTTCAAAGACATTATAAGACACAAGAACATTCTGGTCTTTCTACCCACTATTATGATGAAGTTTTAGTTCCTATTGCTGCGCCTGGACTTGCCGGAACTGGTGGTTATAGTGTTTCTCTTGGAAGCACTTTGACTGGTTTAGGACTTGCTCAGCCAGTTGCTGTGTTCTTTGAAGATCCAAATAGAGCATCAAATATTTCTGTTGGATCTGGGGGAACTACTGGAATTGGAACAGGAAGAACTGGATATGTTCATCTTTGTTTTAATGAAATCGTATTTGCTGGTGCTGGCGCAACAATTTCTATTAATCGCTCTACTGGAACACCAATTATTGCTACTGCATCTTCTATAACTCCTGGTGTTACTGTTGCGAACTGGACATATCAATATCCTACTAGCGGTGTAGGAGCTGTCACTAATGCTGGTGGACCTATATTGACTACAAACTTTAACGGTCAAATTAGCAATAGAATTGCATTTGCATTTACTGTTCCCAATACTGGAATTGGAACAGTATTGACAATTGATATGAGTAAAGGATTTGTTGGTGTGATTACTGATATTTATTTTGGGGCAGGAGTCACCAGTTCATTTAGTTCTGATGCTATTCGCAATATCGGCGGAGCAGGTTCTTACCTCTCCACTAAAAATGATGGTTTAGGAACACCAGTTGGAATTGGAACAACAACTTTGACTATAACTGCATAAAATGAAGTTTGATGAATTGAACGAAGAAAATTATATAATCTTTGCTATCAAACATTATGAAAATCCTCAAGCAATGACGCAAGAGGATTTTTTTGAAGATATGAAAAGATTTAAATGGATTAAACGACTTCTAAACAAATACAAAAATACAGGTGAATTGAATATTCATTTAATAATTAATCATTTTATGGTTCTTTATAATGTATTTGGTGAAGCAGCAACTCCTTTGTTATTTTATAAATTAAATAAAGAATTGTGGAGTATATTAAAGACTTTTGTTTTATATCTTGGAAGACTTCCGGAATATCCAAAGACAACAATACACGATATACCGGTTGATATTGAATGTCTTAAAATTTTAAAATCAATCTAATGAAAGAAGAAACTCTTTTAAAACTAATTAATATTGTTCGTAATCTTCGTGAAGATGGAGGAATGGTTACTTCATCAATTGCGAATAATGCATCAAGTGGAAAAATTGCAGGATTGCCACCAGATAATCCTCCCGTCTTTAAAAATAAAAAAACTGATTCAAGAGAAAAAAATCGCAATCCATTTTTTGAAAAATTACCCCAAATAGAAAGACGAAATCCACCGCAATAGAAAAATGTTCAACCCAAGCTCATCATCTGATACAAAGATAGCAGTATTAGAAGAAAGGTTATCTGTATATGAACAGATGGTGAGTAGAATTGATGTAGCAATTCAAAAGATTAGTGAAACTAATCAAGGAATTAGTCAAATGCTTGCAATTCATAATGAAAGAATTGAGCAAGCAATTAAAACTGATGATATAATTGTAAAAATGATAGAAGATGTAAAAATATCATCAAAAGAACAACACGAAGCAATTAGTAAAAATATTGGAGAAAGATTGGATAAAGTAGAGGAGCAGGTAGAGCATATATCACAAATTAAATGGATGACTATTGGATGTGGTGCAGTTCTTGTAGTACTTGCAACAGCATTTTCAACTCTTGCTTCTGGATTATGGACTCCTTCCGGAATGCAACAAAATAAAACAAATCAAAGTTTGACCGTACCAAATATTCGTGCTAGCATATAGGTCCTGAACTTTTTGTGAATGAATTTTATTGATCAAAAATACATTGGTTTAGTCTCTTCAAGACTAGAAAAATTTAAACAAGTCAAAATTGGACTGTATAATTTTAGATGTGTATATTGTGGGGATTCGCAAAAGAATAAGAATAAGACGAGAGGATATATTTACGGTTATAAGAACGATCATAATTACAAATGCCATAATTGTGGAGTATCCAAATCTTTTACTAATTTTCTAAAAGATATTGATTCTACTCTTTATGATCAATATATTATGGAAAGATATAAGAATGGTTCTACTGGTAAGGGATCCAATACACCAGAACCAAAATTCACTTTTGAGAAACCAAAATTCACAAAAAAGGCATTTGATCTACCTTCTATCGCAGAACTAAATAAAGAACATTCGGCAAGAATTTATTTAGAAAACAGAAAAATTCCTCAAAAATTTTTGAGTCAATTGTTTTATTGTGAAAAGTTTAAACAATGGACGAATGAGCAGAAAGAAACTTTTGAATCTACAAAATACGATGAACCTAGAATCATAATTCCACTTATTAACAATGGAGAAATATTTGGATTTCAAGGTCGCAGTTTAAGTAAGAAACCAAAAGTAAAATACATCACAATTATTCTTGATGAAAATCAACCAAAAATTTATGGATTAGACAGAATTGATTGGAACAAAACTGTTTATATTGTAGAAGGTCCATTTGATAGTATGTTTATTGAAAATTCAATTGCGATGGTTGGTGCTGATATTGATAAAATGTTTTTCATAACAAACTTTGAAACCAATTTTGTTATGGTTTATGATAATGAAAAAAGAAATAAAGAGATGGTTGCACGATTGGAGAAAAGTATTGAAATGAAATTTCCTGTGGTGATCTGGCCAAAAGATTTAAAGGAAAAAGACATTAATGATATTGTATTATCTGGACAAGACGTGGAATCTATGCTAAAATTAAATACCTATCAAGGATTAGAAGCAAAACTTAAATTTACCAACTGGAAAAAAGTAGCATGAGTAACGGCACAAACGTAGTTAAGAGAAACGGGTCTGTTGAGAGTTTGGATCTTAATAAACTCCATTTGATGGTTGAAGAGTCTTGTAAAGACCTTTCAGGTGTTTCTGCATCTCAAGTTGAGATGACTTCTGGAATTCAATTCTATGATGGAATTTCAACAGCAGAAGTTCAAGAAATTTTAATTAAATCTGCTGCGGATTTGATTAACTTGGAAAATCCAAATTATCAATTTGTAGCAGCAAGACTTCTTTTATTCTCTATTCGTAAATCACTTTACGGCAAAATTAAAGATCATCCTACATTCTTTGAACACATTAATAAATGTGTAGATGCCAAAGTATATGATAATGAAATCTTGTCTTATTATACGGAAGAAGAATTAAATCGTCTTGGTGATTATATCAAACATAATCGTGATTATCTCTTCACTTATGCGGGTCTTCGTCAAGTTGTTGATAAGTATCTTGTTCAGGACAGAAGTACTGGAAAAGTATATGAAACTCCACAGTTCATGTATATGATGATTGCTGCAACCAAGTTCTCACGATACCCAAAAGAAACTCGTCTTTCATATGTAAAGAGGTACTATGACGCAATATCAAAACACAAAATCAACATCCCAACACCAATTATGGGAGGAGTTAGAACTCCTTTACGACAATATGCAAGTTGTGTTCTTGTTGATCCTGATGATACCCTCGATAGCATCGGTCACTCTGATTTGGCTATCTATAAGTATGTTGCTCAAAGGGCTGGCATCGGTATCAATGCGGGCAGAATCCGTGGTATCAATTCTAAAATCAGAGGTGGAGAAGTACAACATACCGGAGTTATTCCCTTCCTCAAAAAGTTTGAAGCAACTGTACGAAGCTGCACACAAAACGGTATCAGAGGTGGTTCAGCAACTGTCCATTTTCCAATCTGGCACCAAGAAATAGAAGACATTATTGTTCTGAAAAATAATAAGGGAACTGAAGATAATCGTGTTCGTAAGTTAGACTATTCCATTCAAATTAGCAAACTCTTTTATGAACGATTTATCCGCAACGAAGAAATCACACTCTTCTCCCCCCACGATGTTCCTGGTCTTTATGATGCTTTTGGTACTGATGGATTTGACGACCTTTATGTGGGTTATGAACGAGATTCATCTATTCCAAGAAAAACTATCGGTGCTCAAGAACTCTTTTTGGACCTTCTAAAAGAAAGAGCAGAAACTGGTCGTGTTTATATTATGAATATTGACCATTGTAATTCTCATAGTTCTTTTCTTGGTAAGGTTTCTATGTCAAATCTTTGTCAAGAAATAACACTTCCAACTAAACCAATTCAACATATTGATGATCCAAATGGTGAAATTGCTCTTTGCATTTTGTCTGCAATTAATGTTGGTAAAGTTAAAGATGATTCGGAATTTGAAGAACTTTGTGATTTGGCCGTTCGTGGATTGGAAGAACTAATTGATTATCAACAATATCCAGTCGTTGCTGCCGAAAAATCAACAAAGGCACGTAGGTCTCTTGGTATTGGATTTATTGGTCTAGCACATTATCTTGCTAAACTTGGTTTCGAGTATGATTCCCAAGAAGCATGGGATGCGGTTCATGGACTTTCGGAATCTTTCCAATATTTCTTACTCAAATCTTCTAATCAGATTGCCAAAGAAAAAGGTGCTTGTGAATATTTCCATCACACAAAGTATTCTCAAGGAATTCTTCCAATTGATACATACAAAAAGGATGTTGATGAACTAGTAAAACCAACTCTTCAACACGATTGGGAAGCACTTAGAGAAGATATAAAACTGTATGGTCTTAGACACTCCACATTATCGGCACAGATGCCCTCCGAGAGCAGTTCAGTCGTCTCTAACGCAACTAATGGAATCGAACCACCTAGAGGTTATTTGTCGGTCAAACAGTCTAAGAAAGGTCCTCTTAAGCAAATTGTTCCACAGTATCAAGCTCTTAAAAACAATTATACACTTCTTTGGGATATGCCTAGCAATCGTGGGTATATTAATATTGTTGCAGTTATGCAAAAATTCTTCGATCAAGCAATTTCTGGAAACTGGTCATATAATCCAGAGAATTATCCCGATAATGAAGTTCCTGTTAGCGTAATGGCACAAGATATGCTTACTTGCTTTAAGTATGGTCACAAAACTGCATATTATCAGAATACCTATGATGGTAAATCCGATGAAGTCAAGGAGGAAAAATTCAACCTTGACAGTTTGGTGCAGGACATACTAAACTCTGATGAAGAAAATTGCGATAGCTGCAGCATTTGATTATGGAAGAAACCAATGCAATAAAGGGTATGACTGTATTAAATACCCAACAAGTAGACTTCAAAAAACAACCAATGTTTTTTGGAGCACCACAAGGAATTCAAAGATATGATTCTTATAAGTATCCTGTCTTTGATAAACTCACACAGCAGCAACTTGGTTTCTTCTGGAGACCAGAAGAAATCTCTCTTCAAAAGGACCGTTCTGACTATTTGACATTAAGACCTGAACAAAAGCATATGTATACTTCAAACTTGAAGTATCAGATTATGCTTGATAGTGTTCAAGGTCGTGCCCCAGGTATGGCATTTATTCCATACTGTTCTCTTCCTGAACTAGAAGCTTGTATGACTGTTTGGGGATTTATGGAAATGATTCATTCCAGATCTTATACTTACATTATTAAAAATATCTATCCTGATCCATCAGAAGTCTTTGATACTATTTTGAATAATGATGAGATTTTAGAGAGAGCATCTTCTGTTACAGGAACATATGATGATTTTATTAATTCAGCACAACAATATGGATCCTCAAATCTATGGATTCACGCACAAGAAGGTGCCGGTGCTGCAAGAGAGGAAAGATTAGAACTCAAAAGAAAACTTTATCGTGCGGTCGCAAATGTCAACATTCTCGAAGGTATCAGGTTTTATGTCTCATTCGCTTGCTCGTTTGCGTTTGGTGAACTCAAACTTATGGAAGGATCCGCTAAGATTATCTCTCTCATCGCAAGAGACGAAAATCAGCACCTTGTCATTACTCAAAACATC